ATCCACGCTTAAAGTTTTAACCTCCGAGACTAGAGATGCATAAAGTTCCACCTTCTTAACTCTCTCCTGTATTAATGAGCTTAGGTTTGCCTGAACCGCCTGTATATTAACACCAATAGGTGTTGTTTTTTGTCCGATTACACTAACCGGGCTTAAATTAGATCCTAATATAGGGCTAGAATTTACGTCCGTTAACTGTAAGGATCCTTCATTTATAAAAGAAAGCCCAGTATTTAATTGAAGCTTAGATTGATTAATAGCATCATCTAACTGATTTATTTCGCTCTTTATCGAAGACTTCATTGCTAACTTGTCATTAACAACTTTTATTGGGGTCGAATCAGTTATCTGTTTGTTTACCTGTATTACTTTGAAATTGGACTGAGCAATAGTAGGTGCGGTTGGAACTAAACCTTCAATAGCTGGAACTTTATTTTCTTTTGCCGCCCCTAGAAATATCTTACCTAAATCAGATACCTCACTTAAATAATAGGTTTCTAAATTTACTACTGTGCCGCTAGAATTTTTGGTCTGAAGCTCATTGCTCCAAAATACTATTCCTGTTGACCAAACTGCTCCGACAATATTAAAGTTATCATCTATGGCTTTAAAGAAAATTCCTTGTCTTTCATTATATCCTATGTTAACCTGGGCATATCTAGGACCAAAATCTGTCGATGCTATAGAAAGAGTTTTTCCAATCATAATAGGCTGATATCCTGAAACCCTTTTAGCTTGAATTGATGATTGATCCTTATTAACCTCTGTTACTTGGTATTGGGTTCCGTCCTCTGTAGAAATTTTATCACCTATATTAAGAGATCTACCGTCAATAAATGTACTAAGTGTGTCGGTATAAGTGAGCTTATCTAATTTATAGTTTCTTCTAGTTTCCTGAAATTGATTCCCCGATGCATCTGTTGTAGTAACTAGATCATCATAGAAACTAGTTACACTAAATCCTCCAACAAATCTTATTGTTCTAAGTGGAAGCTGCTCGATTGCTTCATCTACAAAATAGCCAATACCGTTATCACTTAAATCCTGGATGAATTGGTCATAAGAAAGATCATTTCTTCCACTTAAGCTAGTATCGAAATAGTTTTTCTGTGCATCAGTTGTAGTGTTAGCGATTATTCTCTTAACTACTATTCTATCTGCTGCATCAGGAACTTGTCCTGTTACATTTACGTTTATGTATAAAAGGGGGGTGAGGAAGCTTTCGAAAAACCAATTATCCTTAACATCGAATGTACTGGGTACCGCTAAGTTTGTTAATCTAGCTGGCTCTTTTAAAGGTTCGCTTTTATAGACCTGACTGTATGTACCATCTGGATTCCTGACAGTTGCGGATGAATCGCTAATACCAGCTAAAGCCTGTATGTTGTTATCAATTCTTTGTATTTCTCCTCTTAAAAATCCATAAGAAGGAATATTTTGATTGCGGGGTAAGCCTTGTTCATCAAGGTATTCTATCGTGACCGTGTTATTAGTAGATACTGCAACCTCGTTTAATCCATTTATAATTTCTAATGAATTTCTTTGGAGCCTCAGAAACTGAGCTACTAATGAACTTATTGAATTTTGTGTGCCTGCCATTTAATTTTTTAATATTATTGGTTGTTTGTTAAACTTTTTCCTACTATATCTACTTGGAATTTTAAATTCTTCTCATCGATACAAACGATTTCAAAAACTGGCATATAATCATACACAGAAAATGCGCTATCATCAAGCGAAACTATCAATGTAGAATAAGGAACTCCAGAAGGATTGCTTAATGGATATAATCCATCAGCATTAGTTAATATATTTATTATAAAACTACCTGGGTATACCTGATCTCCAAAAGATATTCTAAATCTTTGTCCCAATTTCCATCTAGCATTAGAACTGTCTTTTAATCTTATTGTTAAATCACCTGTTAGAGTTAAAGGTGTGCTATTATTAACGTGTTTGAAATAATTAGAGTAGTTAATTAAAGGGATTTCATTCAGTCCGCTTTGAGTTAATGTTCCTTTACTTTGGGTATTCGAAATATTAAAATCTTGAACTGCATTTATTACAGAAAGCTGATTGGGTACGCTTCTGTCTACTATAATACCAGATCCTTGTTTAACTAAGTCAAGATCATATGATATTTCAACGCTAGTTTGATTATTTAATATAGATCTTACTAAATCATAATTCTGATCAATAAGTCCCATTATAGACTGTGTATTGTTGAATAAAGCCTGGTTTGCAGCTAATGTTTGTTCTATGCTTTCTATTCTTCTGTCCATATTAATAGCAGTAGGACTGCTTAGTGTTATATTCTCTAAGTTAGTTACCCTGTTGCTTAGCTCTATGAAATCTGAAGAAGCATTATTTAGTGTTGAACTTGCATCTTGCAGAACATTCATAGCATCCATAAACATCGAAAGAGAGAATGGAGAATAGTCATTAATTGCCTGCTCTACCCCCGTCTGGTCGACGTCAGTATCGAATTTAAGATTAAGTTTAAAGCCATATGAATTCCCGTTTAATCTTGTTACTGGATTGGGCCTATATTTCTTTAATCTAGGAATGTAAATGTCCCCACCTTCACTATTTACATCATCTAAGAATAAAACACCATATAAATTCGTAGCGGAGGTAGCAGGTTCTGCCGGATCGTATACATCATAGTAAATCAATACTGAGTTAAACTCAAAGTCTGCTGCGTCTGCGGTGGAATTAAACTCTTCTAGTGTAGAAATACTAGCATTAGTTAATATCTGTTGATAAGAGTTAGGATCGAAATCAATACCAACTGAATCCAATTTGCTTCTTGTATAAACTAGAGTGTTTGAGTTATCTGTTTTGGTAAGGATATAGTTGGATGGATCAGTAAAGATTGAATCAGAAAAATAAGTGTTTGCAGTGTCTCTTGGCGAATACCAATTTCCTGCTACTGAAGATGCATTTACCCCAGTGTCATAATAACTGGCAGTAGGTGAACCTAAAACATCATCATCAAAAATTGCTAATGTAGTTAATCCGCTAGGATTTGTCTCATCATAGTTTCTACTAAATAGATATTCATCATTTAAAGGATTACTTGGATTATTAGTCCATTGGTAATCTGGATAATAATTCTTATCAGTTACGTTCTTAAATAAAACATATGGCGTATTTCCGTCCTTAGTTGGAACGTAAACATAAACCTCAGAATATGCGTTTGTTGAATTCTTTACAGAGTTAACTATATCTAGATTACCAACATACTGGACAACTCTATTATACGGGGCTCCTGTCATTCCATAAGCCCCCGTAGTTCCGTAAGCTGCGTCACCTTCCACGTATCTTTTCTGAGTTATAGGAACGTCATTGACGATAGTAACAGTATTCTGATCCAATGCAGGGGAAACCTCAGTTGAATCAGCTGCTGAATATCTAATCGCTCCTATTTCCTTTAGCCATTTAAAAAATATTCTTTCTGAAATATTTTGCTTCAGAGAAGAATCGTATTGATCGTCACCTGTTATGGTAGACTCTATATTTAAGCAGTAGCTCTGAAAACTTTGAGAAAAATCTATATTTGCATCACCAGTTATAATTTGCTGAGTGCTATTAGCCCAATCAAGGAATGCGCTGTCGGGACCGTTTAATCTTACGTAGTTAGTTTGGCTAGATGAACTATTATCTATATTAGGAATGTTCAATAAAGCAAACTTAGAAAATCTGAATTTACTATCAGAGTTATTGAAAGTGAACGATAGGTCTTCCGCAGAGGAGGAAAATGTGTAGAATGTCCCGCCTTGTACTTGTAAAGGCCGCACAAAAGGTGTTTTTGCCATTAATTTTTTTTATTTTTATTCTATTAAACCGTTACGTTGTTAGCTGATAAAACGATCCAAGAACCATTTTCTGTTGCTTGTCCCTGTCCAACTCTAGATTCCCATTGTAGAGTTACAGCTGAACGGTAAGCTTTACTAGCAGTTACTACTATACCACCTGTAGCATATCCACCATAATTAGCACTGGTATTAAATCCGGTGTAGTAAGTTGAAGTTGTTCCTGTTACTCCAGTGTAGATATACCCTGTTGCCGCTGATGTGTTGACAATAGTTACTCTAGTTCCTTGTGGAATATTAGGTAATGTTCCGCCCACTGGGGATGTTCCATCAACAACTTTCATATAGAATCCTGTTGGACCACAGTCTGCATAAATAATATCTTCTAAACCTGTTATTGCATAAGGGGAGTTTAGTGATGTTAAATATCCTCCTCCGCCAATACCAGATTGGCTTGATACAAATGCTGAACCCGCAGTTAATCCTGTTTTTGTTGTTGTATTTGAACTTATTATATGACCTTGAGTACCTAATGTAAATGCTCCATTAGCATTAAGACCTCCATTAAAGCTGGATGTTCCACCCGCTACGAAAATAGAAGATGCTCCTAAGGTAACTGTGCCGTTTAGTACTACCGCTCCTGATGCTGTTACATCGGTAGACTGTACGCTTACGAATGAAGCTGCACCTAAATTGTTTACTGACGCTGTTGGTACACCAGTAGAAGGAATTGATAAAGCATCGAAAGCTCCAATCTTTGCCTGTACCTTACCTGTTGATGCCCCGCTAAGATCTAATATTCCATTTACTGTGTCTATCCCGAAAACCGTAACGTATCCGTTTATCCAGTTCTGTAGTATTAGAAAGTTGGAGTTAATTGTTACTCTTGAGCCTGATATTGAATCAGTTCCTAAAATTTCTGTAATGTTTACTGTTGCCATTTTATTGTTTTATTTCTTTTTGAATTGAAATATATATCTACGTCTCAGACAACACTTAAATATGGCAATACACAAAAACAAACTTACCATAATGAACGCCAAAGATATATCTTTAAGTTCAAAAGCAATGTTTTATTTCCATAAAAAACCAAAAAATATTAACAATTTTATTAATTAAAAAAAACCACTATAATTGGGTGAAATCTGTGTGGTTACCCAAAAAAATAAATATAATATGGCTAATAGAAAAAAAAGAATTACCGAAGAAGAATTTTATGAGACTTTCCCCCCTGGGTATCAACCTTCCAACTCAACTAAATTTGATTTACAAAAATTAAAGGTTGATTTCAAATTTAAAAACGAGAGTCAAAAGAATTTATCAGAATTGATAAATGACAACAAAATCACTATCGTAGCTGGCCCAGCAGGAACTGGTAAAACTTATTTAGCATGTGCTCAAGCTTTAAAGCTTATGAAGAATGACCAAAGGTTTAAGAAAATACTACTTGTAAAAAGCGTAACAGTTTTAGAAGGTGAAGAGGTAGGGTTTCTTAAAGGTGATCTTAAAGAAAAAATGTTGCCTTTTACAATATCTTTTCTTGACAACTTCCATAAAATCATAGGAGAGGGATTAACACAAATTATGTTAGACCAAGGTTATATCGAGGTATTACCGCTAGCATTCATAAGAGGTAGATCAATAGATAACGCAATCATAATAGTAGATGAAGCCCAGAATATAACTCAGAAAAACATGAGATCTACTATGACCAGAATAGGAACAGATACCAAAATGATTATCACTGGAGACACTAAACAGATAGACATGAAAAATCCAAAGCTATCATCTCTTGACTTGGTTGTTAAAATATTTCAGGATAAAGATAACATCGGAACAATGCACTTCGGTATTAGCGATATAGTTAGGGATCCGATAGTAAAATTGATAGAGGAAACGTTCGACGAATGGGACAATAAAAATTTAAGGTCAAATAAGGAATAAATCCGAAGATTTATTCCTTATTGAATGTTGAATCTGGATTATTAGGAATGACTATAGCAGATCCGAATTGTCCTTGATTAGCTTTTAATATTTCCATTTCTTGGTACATTAGATCCTTACCTAATCTCATTGCTCTATAATCTCTTGCAAGTAAGGGAGGATTAGGATATCCGTAATCACTAGAATCAACGAAATCTGGGCGCATATCATCAGATCTTTTATCCTTGTGATTTATAACTTTTATAAATCCGGCCTTAGAAACTTCATATACGTTTCCTGCAGAATCCTCTACCTGATTGTATATTGTATAATATCCAGGATTTACAAAAGTGTAGATAAAGTATGGACTTCCTTTTATATTAAGAAGCTCGTCGCCAGTTTCTGAATTACTTAATATCCATTTGTTGTTTTTCTTACCATAGATATTTGATGCATAATTATTAAATACAACGGTAGATAATAACGGTATCTCCATATAATTATCTGTTGCATGAACATCGCACCATGTCCAAGCTCCAGATCCGGGTCTGGATATTATATTTCCTAAATTTATACCAAGTTCAGGCTTATATTGTTCTATTAATGTACTAAATCCCCCGGTAGCACCAAAGTAAACAAAACTTCCAGTTCCCCCTGTAGTTCCGCTAAGATTTATACCTGATAAAAATAAATTTGATCCGCTATCTTTAACGAATGTTATATCTCCACTGAATAGACCAAGATTTTCTAGATCAAGATTTTTACCCAAATTGTTTGTTTTTAGTAATGCAACGTTATAACCAGTTAAACCTGGGGTGTTTATTTTATAGGATGAAATAAACTGATTATTATCAAATTTATCAAAATAAAGAATTTCAGTCTCTCTATCAAGTACACCCGTACCGTTTGAGAATATATTCTTAACCGTACCCTGATCCGTTATTTCTGCAGTGTAAAGATAATTTTCTCCGGTAGATCCAAGAACTATCTGATTGAAAAAATAGCTTCCGGTTAGACCTTGTCCATAATCTCCAATTACCGTATTTATATAATATCCAGAATTATCTTTTGCTGAATGAATTTTATTGATATTAGAATTAGAGGACGTACCACCTATGTTTATTATTCCCCCTGTTACACCATTCCCTGTTGGCCCTGCTATAATATAGAAAGGGTAACTTGAATAATCGGACGGAGACGGGTGTGATATATCTAGACCAAACATGCTAAAGCCCCTCTTAGTCTGCCCTGTTAATAAAACTCCAGATTCGTTATTAGCAGATTTTATTTCATCTATATAGAATCCACCAGTAGTTCCTGTACTATTCACAACTTTACTTAAAGCAAGATTATCACAATCCAATTTGACATAAGAGCCAAAGATATTCTCGGAAGAATCCCCTATAATACTATGCGATGTACTTAAATCATCATTTCTATTCCAAGCATTCTTTAGAGTGTCGAATGTGACTGGGATACTTGCTTCGTGTGTAATAGCAAGATTCACGTAGTATTTACTAGAATCAATTGACGTATAAGCAGTTCCCCCTGGATAAGGTAATGTTGGTACAAAATGTCTGAATGAATTTATTCTATATGACTTTTGTACTGAATTATTGTAATCTCCAGTAACGCCAGCAAATGATGAAATGTTCCCTAAATCTCTTCCTATTTTAGCTACGAATATAGCTTTAGAATTTGGTTGTGAAGTTCCATTGTAAAGTGTGTATGGATAAACGGTACTGTAACGGTCATAAGAGCTAATGTTCATACCAGTTCCGCCTGTATATGGAACTGATCCTGTAGATCCGCTTTGGTACGTAATGTCAATACCAAATGAATCTGTATCACTATAAATTTGGTTAATCCTATAATATGCAGTGCTGATCCCCTCACTTATTCTTATCGTTTGCCCTGTTAATACGGTTGATATCGTAGAATATCTATTTACACTTCCCGAATCTACAAAATTAAGATAAACTTTATTTATGTCATCATAATTCCCGCCATATCCTGCAGTTATTCCGCTAAACCCAAAATCACATCCGCCTGAGCCTACCGCATCGGTGCTTCCAACTGAAATATCCCAGTTTGAATTAAACAATATTGTGCCATTAGAGGGAACGCCTATACCAGCATAAGATCCAGAGGTAGCTCCAGGAACCATAGAATTAGTAACACCTATCGGAGAACCAGTTGCTCCGGTTGGGCCACTCAGATTTTCATATGCGCTCCAAACAAACTCGCCAACCTCTATAAATTTATCGAATGTACCAGAAGCATATAAATAAAGTCCATCCTCGCTTGAGCATAAACTCTGTATTTCTGTGCTAAATCCTTTGAATGGCAGTATTGATTCGACCTTTCCGCTTTCTGAATATGAAACGATAAATCCAGTTTTCCCGTTGTTTTGCGTATTATGACTTGATGCTGTATTTGAATTTAAACTAGGACCTATATCGGACAGTATTGCTGGTGTGTTGTCAGAATAATATCCAAACTGAACTGAGTAACCCCCTGTGTAAATATCAGGCTCAACATTTCCTGAAATGTAGTATCTTTTCTCACCAAGAAATGTTTGTGAAGTTGAGGATGTTATATTAACCATTCCAATATTGCCTGATGCTCCTGCAATATACGATATTGATTCATCCCATAAAGGGGATTGTATACTTTCTGTTATTAGGTCTTGTTCGAATGTTGGGATTGGCCAATTATTCCAATATGCTTGTTCCCCTGCTCTACCATCAGCTATATCGATTAATTTCGTAGTCAAGAACAAATTACGCGGATCTAATCCTGGATGTTTTAAAGCTAAATATGAATCATCGTAAACCATCCATTCCGGACTATTCCATGTGTATTTATTTACTTTAGGTAAAGGTGCTCCGCCGCCAGTAGCAGTATAATATGTAAAGTTCCATCCGGTAGCACCAGCATATTTTGATGATGCGTAAACGTGGGGTAAATCATAATCAAAAAGTGAAAGATTATTATAACCGAGAACCCAAAAATCATTTTCATGTATAACAAGTCCTTCCTGTGTTGTATTGTGTCCTATTATTTCTATACTAAGTACATCATTAGAAACTAAATTGGAGTTGGACGTTTGGAATTGGGTATGTGTTGTTCCGTTGAAATGCCAAAGACCCGTTCCTTGTCCAAGTTCTCCGTCACCTATCGAGTAAAACACGTGCCCATTATCTCTTGCTTTTACAGATGTTATTGGACCCCCGGTAACACCATAATTCCAGAATTCAACGCCATCAAAATAAGAAAGTCCTACGTCAGTGCCTATCCAAAGATTTCCGTTCTCATCAAAGTCTAAGCAATAAACATTATCTGATATTATTCCGCTAGTGCTAGTATTATAGATCTTTGCCTGCTGAATGTATTTAAACCCATTAGTTAGTGTTAGTGTTTGTAGTTTTCCCTGCGGAACAACAAAAAGACCCTCTGCTGTTCCCATATAGTAAAAATAGTTCTTACCTTCATATCCCTTTGTTTCAATGTCGTATATGTGGGGCCAAGTGTAATCTTCAATGGTTTCGTCCCATTGGTCGGTTTCTTTAAGGTGGTAAAATAGTCTCCCCCCAGTAGCCCCTTTAATTCTGGTGTAAGCAGATGCGCCGGTACCACCTACTCCATTAAGGGGATTAATAAAAGCTAAGATATCATCGCCAAAAGGACAAGCATAAATTAATGAAACCTCCTGTGGCTGATCGAATGTACCTAAAGCTTGAAAAGTCCAGCTTTCACCCTCATCAACCTTATTGGTATTAATCCAAAAAACAGCAACCTGATTTATACTAGCGTTTCCTGATGTTGGCCCTTGTGCTACACCAAACCAAGCTTTATCTTCTGGATCAATTGATATACATCTAGTATCTAAATAATATGGGGAAACTTGGGGTACAGCAGAGTTTGTGCTGTCATAATATTCCCAGCTTAATCCATTAAATCTTCTAACATCCTGACCCGAAGCCCAAACATAAAATTCTTGGTCTAAATCTATTTGATTAATGTAAAGTGAGCTATTAGGCATTTATTTTTTTTTAAATTATATTCTATATATTTGAATCCTTATAATCAGGAATTAATAACCAAACTCCCATCCTCTTTTAGGCTGTATTTCGAATGTAAAGTTTAACTGGTATGGGTTTGCTATTCTATTTGTATTGAAAGAAATCCAATTTGAGCTACCCGTTACATTAGGGACCCCAAAATAAGGAGCTGAAGGCCATGGTCCATTGTCGCTTAAATCTACAGCAGCTATATAAGGTGGAAAAATACCTCGGTCTATTATAGCTATCTTAAGCCCGTTAAATGTATTTACATCATACCATCCAGATTCTGATGCCCAAGCATAATCAGGAGATGCAGAAGCAACTATATTAGAGTCATACCCATAAGCTATTAAAGCATTATTTATAGCCGTTGCAACACCTGTTCCACCTGGGGTATCCTGCATAAATACTAGATTCCCGTCAGGAGAATTTCCTTGTCCAAAGTTAATTGAAATGTCCGATACCAGTACAGATATTATAACATCTAAGCTAGGATCTATAGTATCTATAGATCCACTATGACTAAATTTTACTGTTAAATATAGTACTATTGGGAGTGATCCGGAAAAAACTGACGACGGAAGACAAGCTCCACCAGTACCTCCGCTTAACCCATTAGCACCATCAAGTCCCATTATATAAGCTGTAGGTGCATTGCCAAGAGAAAGCGATAGCTCTAAAGCTCTAGAAGATTGATACCCAAATGATGTTTCATTAAATATAAGGGAATTAACCAAATTATTGTTCCAATATCTATTAACTTTAATTGATTCACCATATCCAAGAACATCAGCAAAGTAAAATATATGACTAAAATAGGTTCCAAGATCACCTGGTATCATATAGTTTCCTATTGCATATCTGCTTAAAGGCCCCCATCCAGTTTGGGGGACCGCCAATATCATAAATGCTGGATTAGAAGCAACATATTGGCCGGGGTAATATCCATAGTTTCCCGGTGAAATCTCAATATCTTGAGATGAAGACCAGTAACTAACAAACTCATCCTGAGCTCTAAATTTAATATTATTAATAGGTAATAATCCATAATTATTAGTGTCAACTTTGAATATATCACCAACGCCAGACATCCCTACTGTAAATACTTTAACCCCAGTATTAGTAACATAGTAGTAATTTGCTCCTAATACAAAAGCATCATTTAGGTAGTTATATGCCTCAAATTCGCCATTTTTACTATAAGTTATGTTGATGCTAGATGTTGATGTATTACCAAGAAAGCTATTAAATACTACTGATGATGTCGAAGTATAAGTAGAATAAGTAGCTCCTAAATCTGATCCGGTTAAATCAAGCCAGCTTAAAATATTTGTGGGGTGTATCTGATTGGTTCCTGTGAATCCAGCTAAACCAGCAAGATTCCAGCTATAATAAGAAAGACTAGCGGTAGATCCTGCAGCTGTATAATTTACATTTGCCCCCATTGGAATAGTAGTGCCCGTGGGGACGTTATTAGTCAATGTTACTGAAATATTCTCTGGGGTTACTATGATTATATTTGTCTCATTCTTAATTGAATTAATAACCCCCCTTGTTATAGTTAATTTAGCACTAAATCCAGTATTGGAAGGAGAAAGATACCTAACAACGGGGTTAGCTGCTGTGCCCCCAGTCGGTGTTCCCCCTGGAAAATTCCAAGCTCTACTTGTGGGATTACCTACCGAGGTATCCTGATATAAAACGTAATCCCCTTGTGTTATTGTTATCGACATTAAAGAATAAAATAGTTTAATTTATATATCACTATTAAAACTATCATGGATAAAGTTGATATGTGAATCCAGCAATCAATAATCCGCTACCTCCTAAAACTGAAGGAGGTGCAGCACTATTTGAGTTGGGTACCGTTGAATTATTTATAGAAACATTAATCGGTGGGGTATTTAAAGGTAGATTACCGCTTTCGTTAGGAATAGGCCGGTAATAAAAATTCTGAATATTGATATCCGCTGAATTATTTAGTTGATCAGACAATTCTCCTATAGTCAAAGAAGCCGATCCTGGCTGTATAGTCATTCCTGTTGGATATGGATAAAATTCGTTGCCTGTGCTGATCTTTAAGAAATCCCCGGGAGTTATGTTGTGTAGTTCATATCCGCCAAGCCAATCGTTATTAAACTCATAATCAAACCATGTGTGGGCATATCCTTCATCCCATCCATTATCGGTAAACACGTCCCAATTTAGCTTTTTAGTTCCCCAATATTTTAGGTTTGCATTAGGTAAAGCAGAGCTAGATTCTGACCAATAGACATATGTTTCTGAAGTACTAACCCCGCCAGTTAATCCTGTAGAGCTCGAAATTACAGAAATAGATCCCGTTGTTGCGTATGTTAAAGCTACCCCGTTCTGGTCTGCCCCCAATTCGTCAGGAGCGCTGATAACTAGGGTAACCGGATCATTTCCTGGATCTGTACAAGAAGCAAAATAATCAGGATAAGTCCTAAGTGAATTAACAGAAGATGCTATACCATTTACCGTCCTGTATAGGGAATCCCCAGAATTGCTGGAGCCTATCAATCTTCCGCCTACGTAAACTGAAATACTTCCGGCTCCAGTAACATATTGATTGGTAAATATAGTTGAATCTACAGATAATCTAGAAGGCCCTACCATTTGGGAAGGCCCTGTTATATTATTCCAGGAAGGACTGATTATCGTGGATATTTTAAAAGTATCAGTAGACCCAGAAGGAACGGTTATTATCCATCTTCCTAGTAATTCAGGTATAGTGTCTAATAAGGTTACTTCTTCGCCTGTGCTAAGATTATGTGGCGTAGCACATATTACTGTGGCAAAGCTATATTGTCCTGCTATAATTAAATAAGATGTTATTTCAGTTATTATTATATTTTCTTGTGTAAATGAAATATAACCAGTTGCTCCAATCGGATCTGTGTTTACTTTAACATAAGCATCTTGGCCCTCTTCAGATTTGTTTCCGTACGAGGCAAAATCTAGTATCTCGCTAGGTATAGTCTTTTCTAAAATCTCTATTGATTCTCCTTCCGCAGGGTATTCCCATATTGAATTATAATCTTTCCATGCCTTAAATACATTTCTCCAAGTGTAATCCTCCACCTCTCTATATCTGGTCCATGCATCAATATCGATAATCTTCGGGCTAACTGTTATAGCTCCATTCTTTATCGCTACCGTTTTAGCGTTAAATGCATCATAGACGTTGCATGTTACCTGATAAACTCCTGTGTATGGTACAAAATGGGATAAGGTGTAAAAGTCCAATATAGATCCTCTAAATTGGAAATTATAAGGGCTTCCTTGTTGTGTTGCTGGTTTATTTACTATCCACTCAATATCAACCATATTAGAGAAATCTACGTTTTTCCAATTCAATAAAGAGTAGTTCTGTATGCTTGAAAATAAAGATGCTTCGTCAGTGTTTACTGTTGTTGAGTTGTCCAGGAAAATTGTATAAACCCCAGTCGAATAACTAACAGCCGTTACGGTACCAAATATGTTTGTTGGTTTATATAAAACTCTACTTCCAACTTTAAATACCGGGGTCAAAAGGGAAGACCAATTTATATTTAATTCGTCCCAAGTCCATCTATCCAGAATAAGCTCTAATACTATCGGCATACCAAGAGGGGTATTATACGTTAATCCCGTTGTGGGATCAGCATAAGCTGGTGGATCATATTTACCATCGCCAAGTTCAACTAATTCTCCATTCTGTTTAAGGTCATAGAAATTAGTAATTGCATTTAATAGGGAATCATTCTGTTGTGCGGTATATACTTGCTGATTTGATAAAGGATCTATAATATTACCGAGATCAGAAAGCTCAGATGGTGCAACTTCAATTACACCATTAAGAAGGGTTTTATTAGTAGATGAATAATAATACACAGGAGATGTTTGTTGTGGGCTTACGTTCCAAACTAAGCTGGGCCCTCCTGAGGTAACCCCATTATTTATTATTCCCAGCGGATCTATCTGGGAAAGTCCAGGATCTGTTGTGATATAAAAATCAGATCCTGCTGTGGAAATACTAAATTCATAGTTCTTACCTGCATTAATATTTAATAGTGGATTAGGTCCAGTTAATCCAGTTGCCCCAGTAAGTCCAGTTATATAAAGAGCACTTCCTGTCCCGCCCAATACATTCACATAAGCTTCAAACTTATTATAATAAGAAGAAGGGGTCTGTATAGAAGTGCTTAAAGGTCGAATAGAAAAATTTCTAAGATCCTCGATGAACCCAAAATCTGGTGTAACCTTAATATCAGTATAAAATCCGGATTCGATATCAGGTCTTTGCATGACATCTGTCCATGCTTTGGTATTGTAAACATTGAAATAAATACCTTCTCCTGTTATATCAATAATTCTTGCATTAAGAGGTAAATAATCTTTCTTAAGTCTTTCCTTAAGAGCAAACATTTTTATAAGAACTTCCTCTTGAGTAAATTGAAAATTGTCAACAACCTCAGGATATCCATAATCTGAATCATATCCAGTTAATTTATTTATATCATAATACAGACCAAATAACGAGGTCTTTTTATATGTTCTGCTAGGTAGGATTGTGGTATCTGAAGAAACGTCAAGAACATATTGTCCATCAGAATTTGGACCATAAGTCTGAACTAATTTATACTTACCCGAATTGGAATTATCTAAAACATCACCTACCTGATAGCTCTGGCTATATCCTTTAGACTGTTGTCCTTTTATCTGATTTAGAAATCTTTGATTCTGCTGAAGAGGTGATTCTAATTTTGCACTCTTATATTGTAGGTTTAGCCAATACTCTTTTATTCTTAAATCCTGATATCCAAAGAATCTAATCGCATTGATCAGGCCTTTATAACTTCCTATATATGGAAATATTTCCCCACCCGCTATTAATAACTCTTTCCTCTTGTCATTTATTTCTATGTAATTAGGAAGAGGCTCAGAAGGATCATGGTCTCTAAGTATAATTGAATCTGTTTGATAGAAAGCTCTACCCATGTTTTGTAACATGACGCTAAATCTTTCATCCTCTCCAACTATCTCGCCATAAAAATCCATCTCGATTATTTTTACAGGGATTCCTGTACTAATATCTTCTATGATTAATTTTCTCTCATAGATATTAGATGCTAAGTCAGTTGCATTAATGGCAACATTTATGGATAAAGCCTCAGAATTTACAGAAGAGGTAGAAACGTAACCATTACCAGAAAGTGTATCAGTAGGATTAAGATCTACATTATAGACTAGATTGGGATAACTAACTATCAGAGGGTATCCATCCCCACCCTCAAGCTGGTCTTCTATCTTGTATGTGAATAGTATTTCTGATACATCAGTTTCACCATAGCTATCATTATACCATCTAGATCTCCATTTACCCACAGGAGCTCCGGTAGCTCCCGTAGCTCCTGTAGCTCCTGTAGCTCCTGTATGTGGAAGCCCATATTCTAGATTACCCCCGTTATTAAGGGTTTGAACTATAAATATTTGTTGGTTCTCATAAAGTCCAGATGAAACAGGATCAAAATATATGTTACCCTTAAAATATCCTCCAGGTCTATTAGAATATGTTGTACTAAAATAAATTTGATTATTTAGACTTATTAATCTTTGACCATTAATACTATTAAGTTCAAAGCTAACTCTTAGGTATGTTGAATTATTTACAACAGAGGATATTTTAGCTTCAAATTCCCCCTGATTTGCTATTCTACCTTTAATGTACACATCTGCACCATTAAGTATAGCGCTGTTTATAGAATCACCCCAAGCTACAATATTAAACCCGTTTACATCAGCTATATTCAAATCAATATAGCCTGGATTAATGTCCAGCTGGCTAACAGATACCTGGCCGTCCGAAGAAACCGATGATGAAGTTATGTATATAAACTTCTGATCAAGTTCACTAGGACCTGTTGCCCCAATGTAGTCAAAGTTTAACGGGCTTCCAGTCTTATCATAAAAATTAAGCCTTCTATAGAAAAATTCTGACATATTCTAAAAAACCCTTTTATTATTTCTTTTAACCGTGTAATTAACAAAATTCTTAATCTGTTTAGTTGTTTCGACCAGGCCAAAAACTACTCTATTAAAATATCCAAGTATTCCTTCTTTAATAGGGTCTCTATAAAGAACGTTAGATAAAGATCTTTTTAATAACTGATCTCTATAATCAAATCCGTTATAAAGATTGTCGTTAAAGCTATCCCTTATATCATAAATATTCTGGGTAGGATCAAATTCATAGTACCTTCTTTCTACCGGAATTTTTGGCATTAATTTCATAATAGTTTTATATTCCAACATATCAGAGCAAGGTGCATATTTGTATTCACCCAAACCGCTAGAAAGTATCCTCCTGTATCCAGAGCATCCTATATTATAAGATCTATCAGAAGCAAGTTCTGATGTTGGGTATAAATCCTTAGCATCGTAGAAAGTGGTGTTATCAGTTCTTGGTTTTATTCCAGCAACTGTATAGTTTACTCCCTTCTTAAGGTCGGGGAAAAATGGAGAATAGTTGTTCATTAGTTATTGTTTATAAGTTGAGATTTCATTTCAGCATTTAGAGACATGTTGAAATTCACAGGTATTACTTTAGCAATACTTACATTAAGAGCTCCGGGTTTACCCTGAACTATACCCTGCTGATAATTTGTACCATTTCTATCTGTCCATCCACCTCTCAAAACAACAAGGTCATTTCTACCTATTATAATATCGCCAAATTCATTAATCCCAACCTGTTGCTGTAGCTGCATATCGGAAACGTTGGTTAAACTCCTAAGCAAAGTTTGATTCTTTTCGTTTGCTTCCCCAACAAAATAGAATGAAACAGAATCTACACCCTCTACCGATTCAACCAAAGCTATTATATCAGATTTAGGAATGAAATCTCTTCTTTTTAGATTTAACATATACTCGGAAACTTTCTTTCTTATAGCTTGTCTTATCGTCTCAGGATCATATCCTTCAAACATAGTAATCACCACGTTTGCCACGTATCTTTTAATTTGTGGTTCTACTATTCTAACAACAGTTGTTGCTATCATAGACCCAGAATCCTCAATAAGATTTATTATCTTAGTTTTCTGATTAGTACTAAGTAAAAAGTCAGACACCGGAATATCGAAATAATCCTCATTAGAAGATATGTTTAATGTTATATCAGGAACCAAGAAAATATAGATAACGTTATCATCATCTAAGTAATCATCATCGAATGTTGAAAATGCTTGAATTTGTGAGAATATCCCAAGTTTATTTAGAAAAATCTCGTAATTTTGTGCATTAGCAAAAACGAAAGATCTACTTGTCTTTGGAGCAACTAATCTTATTAAATTTGTTGTTTCTGGGTTAGTACCAAAAGAAGGGTCTATAGAATTAAGAGCATCGATATAGTTGTTTAGATCTACTTCAGAACCAAATAAATCAGTTCCGCTAGAAACAAATTTATACGTTAAAGGTTTTTCCTTAGTTGAAATAGCGTTACCTGATCCTCCAGATGTTTGAAGATATTCTATTCTTATTCTTGATCCTCTTTGAGGCACCATACCAAAATTAGAATTACCAAAATAAACATCCAGACCTTCTTGAATCCCTGTTCTAACCATAAAGCCTTTTCCGTTTAAAGGTATATCATAGAGTGAATCATACCTTCTCCATTTTTCCTCATTGACGTAAACATCAACATAGAATTGATCCAAATAAGATCCTGATGAAGATGGAAGGTTGAAACTCTGTAAAGCGTTTCCTGTTCCTGTTACAACAGAGCTAATAAAATCACCTTGAGCTACTTTAACTCTAAGAGGGCTTGGACTACCTCCAAGCTGAATTGTTACCCTTGATGATCCGAAAACTAAAGAGTATAATTTACCATTTTCCTGACATCTGATTTGTGCGTAGTTGTTGATTATAACTGCGCTTCCACCTATATCTGATTGTCTTCTATTCCAAGATAATGTTACCTCTCCTTGAGCAGTACTTGCTCTGCCCGGATCATATCCAGCTATTCGAGCTAAACTTCTAACCGAATAATCTCTAGTTGCTTGCTCTATATTTAACTCAGTTATAGAATCCTCTATAAAATATAGAATCATCTGAGAAAGGTTTTGCAAAACAAAAAGAATCTGTCCCCAAGCTGATGCTACAGTAAACAGATTTGTCGTTTGATTATACGTGTCCTGCAGGAAAGAAAACGTGTCATTTAATAGACCGTTAATCAGGATGTTATTCTTCTTAAAAATATTCATTTCTATATATTAGGTTATTCTTAGTGTGACTAGAGGACTTAATCCACCGTCTACTGGTATTCTAAAATCTATTGTTGCTATGTCTCTTTCTGTTCCAACATAAAATTTAAGATCGTATGATCCTCCAAGTTTGCTAAAAAGAGGTATATAGTTTTTTAAAAATAGATCCATCTCTTTTCTTATGCTAGATTCAGATAAATTTAAACTAAATATTAGTTCCTCTAGATTAAGCCCAAATTTAGTGTCGCCAAGTACCTCTCCTTTATTAGTAAGAAGCATCATTTTTAATTGGCCAATACAAATTTCTACCGGATCGGTTGTTTCGATCTGGAACGGGTTGTAGCTTGGGTCTAGTGGATCCCTGTTATAAATCTCTCTCATAGAAAATCTTTCGCATTATATATCGTAGGTTTTAAACACGCTGAACGTAAACAAAAAACCTCTCGTTTTTAAAAAAGCGAGAGGTTTCGTTATAATAAGCACTATATTAATTCCATTGAAGGAAGTAACTAGGAGTATTTTCACCGTTAATCATATCCATAACTTCTTGTAATTCAGTTTCCCCCGTAGTTCTGATATCAGAAGCATTTATTTGAACCCCACCTGGTAAATTATAGGTAAACACAGAAAGCATGTTTGCTAATGCTATTTTAGATTTAGCGATGCAATATCTAACAAAAAGCTCATCTGCAAAAAGATCATCATCATTTAGTGCAACAAAGCATCTAACAGATACATCGGTACCGCCAGACCCAAATCCTTGAGCAAGCTGTCCCTTACCAGATCTACCCGGATCCCTACCCGAAATGGTTAATTTTTTGCTATTTTTATTCCATTTAAAAGCAAAAGTCTCTAATAGATATGCTTTAGCTAAATCGAAATATGAGTACATAACAGTACGGTAAACTAAGTTATCCCCAACAAAAGGAGAAAGTAATAATTCGGATCCAAGTAATTTAGAATCACTAAAATCCCTATCTGGATTACCTGATATACCAGAGCCACCAACTTCTCTAACGTCATATACGCTAATAATAGATTCTGGTAATTTTATTTGTCGGGTTGCTCTAAATTCAGGATGTCTAAATATTTCATTTTGTAAAATAAAAACTCTATCCTCAACAGCATATTGATAATTATCAAAAAACCATGCTTTGGCTCTTTTGATTATTCTTTTTGTTTCCTGCTGATTTAGATTATACGGAAGGGCACAGCTAAAAGAAAGTGCGTCTTCTATTTCTTGTATTAATTCTTCTTCGGTCATCTTTTAGCGGTTATTTTTTAAAAGTTCATGTTTCCAAATCTTGGATTATTGTATCTATCATTTAGATCCTTTAATCTCTTGTCGGTAACAAATCTTTCTTTTCTGAAATCCTCCCAGCCTTTAACTTTTAAGGTCTCCTTACTTACCTCAGCATTTTCTCCAATTTCTCCAGCTCTTAAAACCCCATCTTTTATCTTGCAGTTAATACTTTTACCTTCACAATCAATAAAGCAATCCTCAAGTTCGTTACCGAAATCAACAACGCAATCTTTAATTTTTGAAGATATAACTGTGGTATCATTAACTATATAGCATTCCTCTATTGAGGATTTTTTTATCTTAGAACTATAGATATTACAGTTTTTAATTACACCATTCTTTATGTCACAAAGTATAAGATCTATATCTTTAAGTTCTAAAGCTTCTCTACTTCTAGCGTCTTTTAATTGACATCTACCTGTGGTGCTATCATAATTAAAATATCCGGAGGAAACATTACCTTCAACAATTATATCAAATATTTTATCTCTTATAACTGACCAGTAAGTCTTTATATTTTCGTCCCATCCTTTAAGATCTACGAAGATATGAAAATCTGGGTAATTTCTAAAGAAGAAATCAGGATCACTAAAAGATCTAACAACCTTGCTATATTGATTCATCATACTCTGAAGCTTAGCAAGATCCTCTTTTGAATAACCTGATATTCTATGACTAAGCAAGTCATAAAGATAAAGAATCACATAATCTATAATATCTCTTATATCCTTGGTTTTCTTTTGATAATCTCTGTTTCCTAGATATCTAAATTCCAAATATCCCTTTGGTATTTTCGTGAAGTTTACGCCATAGTATTTGTCCTCAGGAACTTTAAACATTCTAGGGTCAATAGTAGTTAAATTCTCAACCATAGAAAATCTATTTCTAGGAACTACTCTTTTTATAGATTTAGCGTAAACGTTTTTAGATCTATCACCAAATTTTGAATAAATAAAATTCTCATCAAGGCCTAATATAAATTTAAGTTTGTCTAAATTTTCTATTTTATCCTTAACGTCTTTTCTGAACTTGTCGTAGCTAACAGAAAATTGAAATGCGCATCTATCTGTAGTCCACCCATTTTCATCTATCCAATTAAGGACTTTAATTAATATGGTAATAGCTTCGTTATAAGGTAATGGTCCAGTGATGAACTCCATCATTTTACTCCCGCCTGAATAATCAGGTTCTAGCTTACATGTGCTGGCATCCACAATAATATTAGAGTGGTATCTTTCGGATACCACTACTTTTTTGTTGATTAGCTTAGAAAGGGATTCAGCTGCCCTGCCCTTTAGCATATTAGTATAAAATTCAAACTCGAATCCTATTACAGATGAGCTAAGAGCATTAAGCTTATCAAAATGTGTTCTATTATCGGTCATTTACCGGTTCTGCGAAAATTTTTCCGCTAGATGGTTCAACTTCGTAAACCGTAACTAGTAGGTCATCTCCAGGTTTAAGATTTTTGGTGTTTTTACCAATTCTTTCCTGAGGGATAAGAGCCATAAGACCGAATTCTACAAGATCAATAAGTATTCCGTTCTTTCTCTTGTGTTTAATTCTTGCCTCGATCGGATCACATGTTCCGTCCTTGATCTGTTTATCAAGATCATGTATTATAACATTTCTCTCTAAAGGTTTCTCTAGAGTTAAAGTTAATCTGTTGTTGTCTTTAATTTCTTTAACGTAGAATTCAATCTCATCACCTGGATTTACCCCTGTAATTGAATTATCTTCGCTGAATTCGGTTTTATGAATAAGCCCTGTGTAAACCTCTTCCCATTCAACAAACACTCCAAAATCGCTTGTTCCTGTAACATACCCTTTATATTTCTTAGTAAGATCCAATTCTTGAATTTTGCTTTCCATAATTTTATTAAGGTATTTTTTGTAAGAAACAATAAATATGTCTTTATGTTCAATGTACCCCTCAATCATCACATGTAATTCCTTTCCTATATAGGATTCAAAATCGGTAATTCTGTTGGCAGCCGCTAAAGATCCAGGTAAGAAACATTTAATCCCAGATAGATCTACAATGTAACCACCTTTATTAATGCTTTCAATTTTAACCCTGTATGCGCTGGATTCTTTTTTAATTTGTTCAAATAATTCGATTCTAAGACTGTGTATATAGTATTCAACAACAGATCCTATATATACTTCTCCGCTTTTTCTAATCTTAGCCTGTAATAAATCTCCTGTATTGAAATATACTCCTGTTATTTTTAATTTATCAGCATCTTTTCTTTCCTTTCTAAGATCTATATAAATTGTTTGTCCTGTGCTTGTCTGTGCTAGTGCCTCTTTCTCAGTAACACTTACGATCTTACATGGGTAAACGTTACCCTCTTGAAGATCTTTAGATAAACTTGCAGTTTTAGGGATGTCACTAAAATAATTATTATATGCGTCTAAAAGTTCCTGAGCGTAAGGCTCATGACAATAAATTTTTGATCCTCTAGGAATCCTTTCTAGTTTAGTGTTTGGCTTTCTGCCATTCTTTATTTCCCAGTTAAAATCTTCTGGGTTATGGGTTTTAGTTAAGGATAAATTAATCATATTTTTTGTTTAAGCAGTTATTAATCTTAGTATATATCTAAGATTAAGTTCCTTTAAAATACCGTAATTTTTTAAAAAACTATAGGCACAAAACCTATCATAGGAACTGGTCCATTGGTAGTTGGTATACCCCCATTGTAAATTAGCTTAAATTCAAGCATATTGGCTGCAAAAGAGAAAGCTAGAGCACTAGCAACTGCGGTGGCACTAATTTTTCTTTCTGGTATTGTTTTAAAAAGTTTTCCTGTATTAAATGCTCTTCTAAGATAATCAGCAAGTCTTTTTCTACTTCCGTAATAAATCGGTATATAGAAACCACCTAAAGGAGCAGTAATTATACAGGGCGGAACTGGCGGGGTTGAAGAAAATGGCTGTTGTAGTGTAGAAACCCAATAAGCTAAAACCCCAGTAGCCATAACAATATAAGGATCGTTAACATCGTCTTTCTCTGAAGCTTTCTTTTCTGCGTCCGCTAATTCTTGGATATATATTTTTTTTAGTTCTGCGAATCTTCTTGACTCCCCGTCATATGCTACAGCCTTTTCCCTACTTATATCTGACAAAAAATTCTCTATATCTTTTTTATATACGCTATAAGTAGATGAACCTTTTGCCAGATAATTTAACTGGGGTATATTAAAAGAGTCGATATTACCTCTAAAAAGCTTATCTAGATTATTATTAGTTAATATATTACTTACTTTAAATGCGTTGTCTATAGCAGCATTTATATCGGGATCATAAACAAAAATTTGAGTTAATCTTTTAAAGTATTTACTATTATAATTTTTATCGTATGTGAACTTAGTTATGAAATCCTTTTTCATATAATCCGGTATTCTCTCCGGATCATTAATGTGCTCCTCCTGAAATAATTCCTTGGAAATTTTAATATTACGAGAATTCTTAAAATCCTCCAGCTTTTTATTACTGCTAGTTCCTATGCTTTTTATAATCTCTACAGATTTATCAATAACATCTTTTGTCCAGTCTGGATATGTCGGATCGAATCCTATTAAATATAGCCATTGAATATAATCTGATGTCCCGTCATATTTTTGGGCTATTCTTCTTGCTATCTCTAAAACCTGTTGGCTTCTAGTAGTCGGAAAATTTGGAAATTGCGGGAAAAATAACGAATAGGTAAAGTCAGGTATAGTTGCTCCTCTTGACTCTGCCCAATCTAAAAACTCAAGATCAAACTTATCAAGGTATGCGTCAGTATTAACAGAGGGAATCGGATCTTTTAAATCCCCGTATTTAGGATCTTTTAATTTCTGGTCTAATGTAGGTAATCTTTCTTCTTCTAGAAGTTTAAAAGCTTTCGAAAAAGCAATCTTTAATAATTCTATATTCCCTTTCTGATGTAAGTTACCGAATGGGGTCTGAGCCTTATTTGATATTGCAGAAACATATTCGTCAGCTAAAAAAGTTGCAAAATCATCAACATTCTTTCCCCCTTGATCATATGCACCCTGAATGGATTGTCCAGATAGCTTATTACTAACCCTTTCTATAAATGTAGACCAATTTGCTGGCATTGCTATTTAGTTTTAGATACTTGACTTAAATGAAGAGGATCTGACATTGGAACATCAGGTACTCCAGAAGGACCTACCCCTGTTGGATGTGTATGCGAATTAAATAATAGCAGAAATTTATTTCCCAAAACTAGTTTTTCCATAGCGTCTTCGCCAAGCTCTATATTTTTTGAATTTACTATAACCTTTTGCTTTATTCCTTGTTTTTCCATTCTAATCTCGTCATCATTCATTTTTAAAACTATACGTAGTTTCTCCTTATTCGTTCCTGCGTTCTGTGTATCAAGCTGAATAGTTGCATCACCAAGTTGAAATACCAAACCTTTCTTTTTTGTATAAATCATCTTAAGGGTCCCTGGCTGAGCTTCCGAATCATATATTAAAGCTTGTGTACCCTCGTATGAATTATCTTCCTTGAGTTCTGTCATAAGATCCTTAGAGATTTCCTTAATATAGTGATAATTCATTTTGTAATAATTATTATCTTCAAAATGAACTGCTACGACAGAGCCTAGTCTAGGTATAGTTATGTTACCCCCGCCGAAATTTCCGCCAAAGGATAAACCTGCAATCTGCTCAGCCCACGGTAAATCCTCTGAAGGAAGACCGTCAAATACTCCGAAGACTTCTATTTTAGCTCTTCCCTGGTAAAGCGGATCTTTAATATCAACTACCTTACCAAGGTATGTTTTTTCACTCGGCATAATTATTCAAATTTTTCAGGACTTGGATTCATCCCGCCTGTACTAATATTATACTTATCTTTTGGTTTTAAATTTCCTAAATCCAAAGGTTTTTCAATTATAAAATCCCCACTTGTATTTGGATAAACCCTTCCTATATCGCCTCTTGATTTTATACTTTCCATTTCAGATCTTTGGTAAACTGGATTAGGTTTTGTTGTGAATGAGTTTACTTGATCCCTAAGTTCACCATTAGAAGAAATCTTCTGTGTTGGCGTATAAACAGGTCCTGCTTCTATGCTTGTTTGATCCGCGCGTTTTACTAAATCGGGGTAAACCTTTTGCTCAGGAAGAGGTATAGAATTTTGATTAGAAGGATATACGTCTTCAGATATTTGAGGGTATACTCTTCCCGGGACTCCTAAATCCGATCCAGGAACGTTGGTATAAACGTCACCGCCCGGGGCAGTATATACCCTATCGGGTGCTCCTAAATCTGTTCCGGGAACGTTGGTATAAACGTCACCACCTGGGTCAGGATATACTCTATCAGGTGCTCCTAAATCTGGTCCAGGTACTGTGGCATAAACGTCGCCAACGGGAACTGGATATACCCTATCAGGTGCTCCTAAATCTGGTCCAGGTACTGTGGCATAAACGTCGCCAACGGGAACTGGATAAACCCTTCCTGGCACGCCTAGATCTTTTCCTGGTACTTCATTGTAAACATCGCCTGAAGGTTCAACGTAAACCCTTCCAGGCACACCTAAATCTTTACCAGGTACACCCGGGTAAGAGTCTCCACCAGGAGCTGGATAAACTCTACCTTGAATTCCAGAAACGCTACTAACCCCTAAATCTTGCCCAGGTACTTTAGTGTATACGTCTCCCGATGTTTTTTTATAGACCCTTTGTGGCGGACCACCTAAACCTGCTGTTTGTGGATTCGGAAGCTCTGTTTTCTTAAATCCAGCATTAACGTTACCTAACTGATCAAGAAATTGCTGACCTGTATTAAATGATAGATTACCCAAAATTTGGGAAGGATTTAAACTATAGATATTTCCAAGAGCTAATGAGTCTAATCCTGCAACATTAGGTTTTATAAAGTTTGCAACACCTTCATTAATAAGATCATTTAGTGAATTGCTTAAAAAGTTAGTTAATAGCTCCCCACCTAGAGAAAGAAGATCACTGCCTAGATTATTAGGGGTTTTCTGAACTGATGATCTAGCTCCGTCCCAGCTATCTCCAAGAATTAGTGGCTTGCCGTCTTGCCTGATGTTAGGGTATTGTGTTCTCATCCTAACCCGACCTACTAAGATTCTAAAACTCTGAGCTACTGGAGTTGCAGTATCTGAACCTGCACTAATCTCATTTGGTATTGCAGTACTTTCGCTAAAATCAAATTCGCAGTTTCTACATTCAAAAACAATAACCGGCTTTATGCCTGACTGATCCTGCTGGTTTCTAAGAAGTGATAAATCATTATCTACTCCGCCTCTATCTAAAACATTACCGACAAATGAATTAAAAGCACTAGCAGGATTTGTATTAGAAGATCCTCCGTTATATTCGCTATTTTGTTCTCCTGCAACATTTCCTAGGTTTGTACCTGGGTTGTTACCAGATCCAAGCATGGATGTTAAATTGTCTATCGCTGTTAAAGCAGCAGAAGATCCGATGAGTCTAGATGTCTTGAAAAAATTACGTATCTCAGAAACGAAAATATACATAGTAAATTTTCTAAGATTTCTCGGTACTAATTCTCTCATGTTATCATAATCAAAAGTTGCCTGGTTGTATAAATCTGCAAGAGCAGTCATTCTCAAATTTAATGACTCCAATGTGGTAAATTCTAAAGCCTTACCTGCAGTTCTCTGTGAACTGAATTCACCATCGGTTTCAACAGCAAATCCCTTTCTTGCTACAAGTGGTAATTGGTCTAATCCAGATATTGTTTGAAAAAACCAGGGGTAATTATTAAGCAAATCAGTCAGATTGTTTTTAAACTGAATAAGCATATCAGATCTTTTTCCACCTCTGGGAAATCCGGATTCTCTTTCTCTCAAATATGATGTTGCTGAATAGAAATTGATTGCTCCGTTTGGTGTGCTTCTGAATGAATACTGGGGTTGTCCAAAGGGATTAGATGAACTAAATCCACTAGGAATATATGACTCTTCTTTAAAAAGAGGACTAGGGGGAAGACCGTCGTCATCTCTTACTGGGAGAGTACCAAAATCTATCACTATTTTAAATCCAAGATATGTTGGATCCTCGTACTTTCCTTGTTTGGATAGCTTAAAGCCTTTTAAAAATAGACTTCTTAACTTATCTGTTGCTCCTAATGACATTAATAGATTTAATTTTTATATTTATCATTCTTTTTTAAAACATGCTTTTAAGAATAGAAATAGGGAATGCCTTGGGAGCAGCTCCAGAGGAGTTAGCTTTCCATGTTCTTTTAGCTAATATTAAATGCTGCTTCATGCCTGCACTTCCCCTGCTCCAATATATAGACATGGAGACAACGACATAATTACCAGATAAAAACTCATCCTTAGTTGGAGTCATAGAGGTATTATTTTCCATATTAGGAATCTCTCCAGTGTTCTGTTGTCTTATGCCTCCGCTTGAAACATAAATACCTACTGGTATAACCTGACCCCTATAAATGCCAGGAAAGAAATCAGTAAGCTCTACTTCTAGAGTTAGTTTTGTGCAATCGTTTATATTTATAAGATTCTGATATTTAGCATGGAGGTAATTCTTATGTACACCATCATTAGCAGAAACCTGTGCATTCAATACACCAAGCCATTCTCTTCTTTTTTCTTCTTTGTATTCGTTTCCCCTAGCCCTACCTTTTTGTAGAATAGAACCCGTTCCAACATGCTCAGCTGTAATGGATTCTATCGGATAGCTTACATATTTTTCTGAAGGGTCATTACTTTCAGTGTTCTCGTTATAGAATCCTATATCAGTAATATAGCCACTCTTATTTACGTTATTACCAGCTCTAGAAGTTAATGTATACCCATTTATAAAATAAGGGATTAAACCAAAGCCCATTCTATTAGTTATAACCAGGGGTACGGTTTGAGCAGTTGGTGCAGTTCCCTCGGGTAGACCAGAATCTATCTTGGTACCAGCTGCAGTATATCCAGGTAAAATTCTAGCCTCTGATTTAGGGTCTTTATCAAATGCAAATTGTGTTCCTAGATTAACAAAATTAAGATTATAATAAGGGTCTATCCAGCAATCATAAAAGCTAGTATCGTCATCTTTATAAGCTCTAACAGAAACCTCCTGGATGAAATCATAATAAGAATAGTTTGGACATATCCAAGTCATTTTATCAGCTAGTGATTTATCATTAGATGAAAACCCTAAATTCAGATCTTGTGAAACCTCAAGAAGAGTATCATGTGAATTTAGACCGCTGAATGACTTTATTCTGTTTGTATAAAGCCCAGGTATTCTACATTCAGCAACTATGCTAAATCTTAAATTAATACCCCTTCCTTCAGGGTCACTTCCCGATTCAGAATATTTACTCGATACATCACTAGCAACATTGAGTATATTAAAATCCATTCTTATGGGTTTGTAATAGTCTCCTGGTGCTCTCATATAAAGAGAAACCATGTCCCCGTCTTTAGGATAATTAACAGAAATAAATATACTTTCAGCTGCGACAAAAGAGAATCTAATAACTGGCATAAATCCGCCAAGATCCATGTCGAATTTAGTAAGATATAGGGAAATGTTATATCCATTAATCGAAATAAAAGGCACGTTTAATCCGGTAGATTTTTCAGCGGTTTCCCCTGAACCTCTTAATGAATCGATATCACTAGCTCCGTTAGAAAGGTCGGTCTGAACCAGCTCGTCCAGCTTCATATTGTTTAGTGCTACGCTAGATATAATTATAGAATCTCTTTCCATTTATTCTTAGTTTGTCTGTGGTGTGTTAAATCCTCCCCCGCCTGCATCAGGAGCGAATACAAAGAATCCATCTTTCTTTATTATTGTCTTTTCCCCTGGCTGTAATACATTAGGCGGAATATTAAGCTCTGGCTTATTCTTTATTTTATCCTGTAAAAATTTCTTCCTACCGTCACTTACTTTGAATTTTTTCTGCTCTTGGTTTTTCTTAAACACGTTATTCGGATTTGTGTTTGTATTAGAATTAACCTCCTGATTCTGCATTTTCTTAACTCTAAAGGTTTCACTTACTGTATCGGAATCCGGGATTGCTAAAGCCATACCTTCCTTTAAAGCAAAGGGATTACCTATTGCATTAAACTTTAATAACGAACCAACCATACCAGGGTCGCCTAGTTTAATAGCTGCTATCAAATCCGGCCTCATTTGGTAGTACTCGGTAACGATAAAAAAAGAAGCTATTGACACTGGTAAGTTGTTATATGTTATAGAAGCTTTAGTTAAATCCCATATACCATAGGTTCCCGTTGCATTCAAATCAGTTTGCGGATTGAATACCGATTTATTCTGGGTGATAGTGTCTATTATTAATGCCATTTTATATTAATTAATTTCCTCCCGGGCCTAAAGTGTCAGGTAAAGTGTCAAGTTGACTATTCCATAATCCAGTCGATAATCCTTGATTCGGAGTGTCTTGGCTAAGTACGTTTCCCTCAACATCACCAAAGGCTCCAAAGCTTTGTAGATTAGATGATGTTTTTTGCGAACTCTGATAAAGTCTTCCGTCTCCTCTATTGAATATGCTTTCTATCTCGCCTCTTTCTCTGTCCCTTGCGTGTTTAAGTGAGAATGTTGCTTTCATTGTTGTGGGAAAATCATCCGGACCTAGTGTGTCACCAAATTCAATACTAACATCATCACATAGTAAATTCCCAATCATTGCGATAGGGTTGCAAGGATTACCTATAACTACGTGCCATTCACCTATTGGTGCTCCAGTTAAAAAACTTACTGGTGCTTGGTACTTTTCTATAAATTCCCCGGTCATAGAGGTTTTTAAGAATCTAGAAAGATCGTCCCCTAAAGCCTTCTCTAATTCTCTTATAGTATCAGGTAGATTATTTCCAGCATTTTTACTTAATCTTGTCATGATCTCTTTTATCTTCTCCATATTTCCCTGATCGCTTTCCCCACCCGAACCTATAGTTTCTGAAGCCCCGTTTTTTTTCCCGCTTCCGACTAGATCAGATATTTGTGTGCCATATGTAAGCAACCATGCCAAAGGATCTTTATAGTATAGTTGAAGCCCCTCATCACCTCCAGGAAATCCGATGGCAGGAAAGTTACCGTCGTATCTTATATCTGGCGTTAAAAAATTACCGTAATTTGTGCCAATCGATAAAAGGTTACCCATTAAATCTAAAAAAGCAGCCTTACTGTTAACTTCACCAACAGAGCTTAATTCATATTCAAATATTAGATTTAATCCGTCCCACGTAAAACCAAGACCCGTACCTCTGGTATATCCATTAGTAACGACATCAACAGGCGTCCAAATATATTCACCCATTATTCCTGCTCTTTCCTTGGAAAGATCTCTTAGCCCTTTAGCTCTTATACCCTTCGATATAGTTTCATCCTTATCAGTTGCAACGACGACTCCCTCAGCAATAGCTGCAGTCGCATCAAAGGTATTTCCAAGTAAGTCGGAAAGCTTTCCTAAAATCCCACCAATCTGTTTAACTGGACCATCTTGAAAGAATCCCTTAGAAAAAGCTTCTTGAGTTTTTGTATCGCCCTGATCGGCTGTGGTCCACGTTATGCCTGAAGTGAATTTTATAATATCACTTAGAACGTTTCCAGTATTACCACCAAACCATGTAACAGCTTGAGCAACAGGTCTTCCCGCTCCGCCCGCATGATACGATTCACTACTTTTAATATCATTTTTCGCTCCGGGCACAGAAAGATTATCCAAAACTGGAGTCGGAAATCTTCTTAGGGTTATCATGTAGTTATTAGGTATAGTCCCGTAGTGTTTACAATACAAGAAATCCTTCCAGTAATATGGAGCTGATATTCCACCTATTATTGATCCCTCGATCTTACCAAGAAGACCACTTAGTATTCCGGTGGTACTAGCTACTGCCTCGAATGTTGATGTTTCTCTAACAAGAAATCCAGCTGTTGGATTTTTGGACTGTATTGAGGATACTCTAGTGTTGTAGTCCGAAGATTCTGATCTATAATAGGAATCGATGAAATCGTTTCCGCCATTTCCTAGAGAATAAAAAAGGTATTGGCCATATTTTCCAGGTGTCCTTTTAGCAGCTTCATAAAACAAGCTTCTTGCAGTTGGACCTTTAAATGGATTATTAGAACCTAGGTTGCTTGCTTCTGATATTACGCTCTGTGCATTACCCTGAAGCGTTGCTTCATAGAGTAGGGAAAGCTTTTGCTTTTCAAATGCGTTCATTATTATCTATCCTCATTTTTTTACAAATTGTGGATAGCATAATCTATTGTTTCTGGGAATTCCTCAAGAAACTCCTCTAAATTTGACTTAAAGTCAGGAGGCATGTTTCTATAGCAAACAAGTATACTATCACACTTAGTACTATATATTCCTTGAGTTATTTTATTACGAATTGAATGATTTAGTATAAATTCAGATTCAGGATTCAGGTTAATGGTCTCATATCCCAGATCTCTTATTATTTTGGTTATGTCTATAACATAGAAATCACAAGAAAAATTTGATCTTTTTCTTGCCTCTTTAGGTGAGTGCTTGGAAATATAAAAATTCACATTAGTCCTTTTAGGGATTATTAACTATTTTCTATTTGGTCCCAATCTTTGCTTAATAGCATTGATTGAAAGCTACCATATTCATTAGATTCGTTTCGGTAGGTAAATATTTCATTATTTTGAACGCTACCCGGGTTTTTTAATTTTATGTTAGCTATCTCATTATTTTTCATATCCTGAAGATTCTGCCTATGTAGTTCTTTCCCGTTTTCTATATTAGACATTGTCGAATCTTTAGAAAATGGTTTATATGGCTTAAGTAAGCCAAATTGTTTAAGTAGTTTTCTTCTTTCTCTTCTATTTTGCATTTTGAATCCCTTTAGATGTCTACACTAAATCCTTTTGATTTTCCAAAAGTTGAATCGTCTCTGTTATAAAGATCCATACCAACAACAAACTTAAAAAGTTTTAAAAATATAGCAGGGACAAATACATCTTTTGCTTTAACAACATCGTTAGCAGGTATAAAAATAAACTCCGACAATCTCTCAGATTCGGACCCGTCTGTTGTAGCAGTACCCCTTTCTATTCCAGTGACATCCACGCCAAAGCAAGGATGCTCCGCATCCACCATTTTAGAGGCCGTTACTGTGCCTAAAAAGTGCCACTTAGTGTTATCATCGATATCAAATCCTGACTCTTCTTTTAGCTCCCTTTTAGCTGTTTCAAGGAAGTCTGGATCTTCTTCTTCTGATGTGCCTGAGATTAGGCTGATTGAATATCCGCCTTCTCTAAATGGGTTCCTTTCTTTAAGAACTCCTAACATTAATGGTAATCCCTGGTCATCAGTAACAAAAGGTAATATCACAACAGATTCTACTGTTGATCTTATACCTACTTTGCCATCTCTTTCTACCACATCAAATCCTGGTGTAGATGAAAGTATTTTTTCTGAATTATTCGTCATCGCTTTCTTGTTTTACTGTGGTTGCTCTTTTTTCTCCTATTAATGAAGGCGCTTTAGCTTTTTCTACCTTTTCGTAATAAGACTTTTTAATTGAATCAGCAAGGGATGCTTTAATATCCTCTATGTCTACTCCATCCAAAACAAAGTCTATAATTTCTCTTTCCGCATCATCAAAAGAACCCGACAAAACAGTGTAAAGATCCTTTGGAGGAAGATTCAATTTTATCTTAATTGAAACATCAACCATGTTTTTTTTCTGTTTCTTCAGTAACTTATATATCGGAGAATCATTTTGAATGATTTTGTTGTCGTCATATATGATCGAGGTAACTGTAGTTGGCTCGTTAGATCTAGACTGAATGGGAATGGGAATGGGATTAGTGGGTGCATCCTTTGTTGGCTGGCCAGGAATCATTATAATATACTCATCAAGAAGCTCAGAGTTTATTCTTTTTCCACTTTGAAATTCTATAAATGAAAAATCGCCATTTAATACGACGTTCTTGTATTTTTCATCCATCCCTATGTCGTCACCTTTGATCCACTGAAAGTCAAATGCACCATAAAATGAACGAGCCTCATTTAATGTTTGTTCGTTTATTTCCATTTTTTTCTTTTTTTTATTCTTCTTATTAAATAATGAAGACAATATCCTCATAGCTTTACTTTTTATCAGATTTTTTAGGGATTGTTTCTAGAGCTCTTTGATTATATGAATCATCTAAAGATCTTATATTGCTATAGAGATCCTCAGTAGTTATCCAGAAGCATTCACCTTTTTTACTCTTTCTTTTATCATATTTCCAGACCTCTATTATATTATCTAGATCCTTATCTAGATGTCTAGAATACTCCACTACGGAATATCCGGAGCTCTTACTTAAAGTAAGCCTTTCTCCGTAAGGTAAAACAAAATCCTCATTTATCTCCATATCTAATTGTAGAAATTAGATGGGTCTTTGTTTCGACTTTAAAATTTATTCTTGTGGTAGTTTTGAAGAAATTTCTTCTACCTTCCTTTTGTCCATGAATTCTGAAAGTAGGTGAGAAATATTATTTATCATTTCTCTGTCTTGTGATCCTAGATCTACAGATTTTTTATAGTGATTAAGCAATGACTCCTCGTCAGAGTTATCCTGTATATTCATCGATCTTTTAGTTAGGTATTTAATATAAGGATCTGGATTTTTAATATCACTAAAACCTTTAGGGACGGTAATTACCTCCATATTGGGAATCTTAAATGATGTTTTCTTATTTAAAGTATCATTGTTTATATAAACACAAGGGTGATGATCGCTAGAATTTAGATATATCTTAAATTTAGATAAAAGATCATCTTTGCCTCTCTTTGATATCTCAATAAGCATACCGTTATCTAATTTAGCATCCCAAAGATAATCGCCGCAGGATTCGAAGGATTCTATGGAACCAGGTATACCTATCAGATCCATAAGCAATTCTACATCGTCTTGTGCATTTTGTTTTAACCTATCTTGTCCTGTTGTTTTTGAATATTCTAAATGGTTTGCAAATTCTTCAATAAAGTCATCTATTCTTGCTCTGTTGCCCTCTTTGGATATCCATTTTTTATCCGGATTAATATCCAATTCTGTTATGCAACCTTCTTTGTCTTTTTTAAATGATATCGCATCATTAGGTATCCAAACATGTTCGGATTGATTTCCATCAGAATCTATGTAACATATAGCTATAGATGTCTCATTTTTTTTAGGAATTACCACCTTATCTGAAGGTGCATCTTTTTCCCCTATAGTTAGATCAACGGGGGATATGATGTAACTACCATCCCATGAATCTTTAATTCCTGGGATCTGATAAGACTGCCCTTCGTTAATTTTATTTTTCTGGAAATCGTTGAATCCTAATATCATATTATTATACATTATCGTTTCCAAAAGAAACCGTGATTTTAAAATTCTTTGGATCTGTTGACTTATTCATATCAATTAATAAATTATTTGGATAAGTTGGTATTAAACTAGCAAGCTTTTCGACATTAAGTTGGCTATAGTCTATAGTTTTACCTGGGATTAAATCTATATCAAATTGTTTAGGCTCGTTTGGATAATCATCCACGCTAAACTCGAGTTCTATCAGATCAATATTAAATATAAAATCGTCAATGCCTGCTTTTTTAATTATTAGGTCGATACTATACTCAATAAAAGCTTTAGAATCATTAATTTCGCTATATTCTTCCGGTCTGTTAAAAAGATCAATCTCAATATATTTTAGTTCCATTCCGAATGAGTAATCACCTCTAGAACCACCCTTCTTAGAAGAGCTAAATGCAGAATAGTCGTAAATTCTTCCCACTTTTATTAAATTTTTCTTCTATATATCCGATTTGCTATTTTTAATAACTGGAATATATAATTAAGTGTATTAACTAAATAATAAGGGTATGTCAAAAAGCATAAGTCCTATATGGTTCCTTAGAGAACCCATAGATCCGGAGCACAAAGAGTATGTGCTATTAAATTACTTAAAAGAAATGAGTAAGGAGTTAAACAAGGAAAATTGTTACTCCATAATGAAGGAAATATCCAAGATTGTTAAAATTCTGAATGAATTCAGAAGGGATAAAGGAATAAGCGAATTGGTTAAAAAATCTCTCAAAAAAGAGGACAGTGAATATGTCGATTCATTCTTACTAGAAAACTTAGGTACAAAACAATCTGAAACATTAGATCTTATAATAGAAGACTCTCTAGAGACATTATACGAATATTCAAAGATATGTCTGGGCATTCTAAAGGAGGAAGAATCGAAAATAAAAATATTTAAAATTCAATCTAAATTTGATAATGGGGATAAGCAGGTAAATTCTGGAATAGTTATTATTAGAAATATGGTAACTGATAAGCTGCTTAATTATTTCTTTAAATCGAATGTTAAAATGGAAACACCAGACGGTAACAAAGAGGTTTCTATCCTAAAGAAGATACATTTAAAAAACTCGTTCTTCTCATTAAACTATGAATACATCTACCACGAGATTCTAAAAGAGATCAACACAGATAGCAAGTATTCTCCTAAATTTTATGTTGTAGAGATATATGAGAACTTCGAAGAAAGCTCAGAAATATACAAACTTGCTAAAGAGAAATTCATAGAGCACATAGGAATATAAAACAATAAAAAAAGAGCCAAAAGGCTCTTTTTTATTATATTGAGATTTAATTAAAAATCTTTTAGTCTTTTTATATTCGAATCAATATCTAATGATTCGCTGGCATCCATATTAAAAATGCCACCTACACCCGGTGCATCAACCATACCTGTTTTATCTTCTTTCGTATTTATTCTATATCCAGGAGCATCAATTTTAGATTTATGTCCAAAAACAGAATCTGCATATCCTGCATAGTCGTAGGCTGGTTCTCTTTTTATTTCCGATTGGCCTGATTTTGAAGATATCTCACCTGACTGGTTTTCGCCAGAAAGAGGCTTATATGTGTTATCGTGCACTTTTGAAAGAAATTTCTCAAAATCTAAGATTTCTCTTTGCGATACGTTTTGTATATTCATTGTTTTATTTTTTTTTAATATTAAGATTCTTTTTTGCCAGATAACGAATTCCAGAAAGTTGAAAGGTAATCCATTGCTCCTTTATTACCTGATTGTGATGCGCTATTAGATTTTCCATATAATTGTGAAGCCTTATTTTTTGCAATACTAGAAAGCTGAGATTTATCGCTAGGATTTAGAGATGCTAAAGCGTCTCTTCCAACAGATCCCTTTGCTCCGGGGCCTCCGAATGCTTCTATTAGTGCATTTTCTATTATCATTTTTCCTTTATCTGATTGTAAACCTTCTCTTAATGTTGAGTAAAGCCATCCTGTAGGTTTTATACCCATTTGTGTAGCTAGAGTATCTAAACCTTTTCTTTGTATAAACTCATGTAAAGCTTTTGCCATCATTGGTGCAAGGTACTCAACGTTAGCTTTTTCACCTGTTAATAATTTAGGGTAATCTTCCATAGGAATCTGGTCTATAACTTCCTGTACGATAACAGACATATTAGAGTTTTCTTCAACCCCTATCTGCTCCATTATTTTAGCAGCAACCTTTTGTTTTATAGTTTTTCTGAGACCCTCACCAGCAAATCCAAGTAAGCCATTAAAAAATCCACCTAGATCGCTAAACTGGAATGCTTCGTTTGTTTCCTCGCCAGAAAATGAATCAAAATCTTTAATAATCCTATACATCTGTGTTCTTTTATTTTAACTATATATCCACAGAAGAATTATTAATCTAAGAAGTAACTTATATTTCATCCAAGAAAAGATCCACCGCTTTTTGTCTATATTTAAGCTTATCCTCCTTAATTTCAGGATTCTTTAAAGCTTCTTTTTTTCTGTTTACGATAGAATCAGGAATCATAGGACCAAACGTGTCCTTTAGTATCTTTTTGTCAGTTCTCCATTCGATGGGTAGGTGTAAGGCGAATCTAACTATATCTAGATTTAGGAATGGGCTTCTTAATTCCAAAGTGTGTGCCATTGACATCTTATCCAATCGGGGTAAGTGATAATAAGGGAGTTCTTCAAATACATCAGACTGCTGTGAGTCATATTCATGTATTCTTGAATACCCTCCAAATAGCTCATCAGATCCGTCGCCACTTAAAACTATCCTATAACCAGATTCTTTCTTAACTGCCTCGAATAAATGATACTGCGGGATCACTGAGCCTAAATCTACCGGCGTTTCATTCCATAGCGTGTATATAAGAGCGTTCTTACTTGAATCCATACTATAGTCTAGAAAATTGACAGGAGTGCTTAAATGGGCGCTTAAATCGTTTACAAAAGGGGTTTCACCATTCTCTATAGTGAACCAAGTAACCTTGGCATTCATTTCTTTTAATACTCCTGCTATAATTGAAGAATCAAGACCTCCTGATACCAAAAGCGATATTGGGTAGTTCTTTGAAACAAGTCTATTTCTTACGCTCTCGAACATCTTATCCCATAGCCAACTCATATGGGTTTCGTAATCCGCACCTTCTAGTTCGGATATCGGGGATTCCCAAGTTCTATAGTAAGGGCCATACGTTTGTTCAAATAGGGGTGATGCTATATTATAAAAATAAAAGGTGTTAGGAAGGATTCTTTTAATCGATTTAATCGGTGTTCTGTTGTCCCTATTATAACCCCATTTTCTAACAGCACTTATATAGGTTTCGTCTAACTCATCCAGTACTGTGGTAAGACCCTTAATCTCCGAACAAATCTCTCCCAGGTCGTTTTTATAAAGGCATTTTTTTCCTAGAGGATCTGTGAATGCTATCACACTTCCTTTATTTGAGTCGTATATTACAACTGCCCAAAATCCATCCCAGGTTTGTATATGGGGGGAATATGTTGCAGCAAAGAATTCTAAATTACCACCTTTATACCCACTGAATAAGCTGCATAGGTATTCAATATCAGAGGAGAACAGGGTTCTATTATAATTAAATATTTCTCCATTGAACATCAAATACACACCAGGAGAAACTTCTCTTGGCTGATTCCATTCATCTCCATCGGAGGTCTGAATTGGTAATCTATGATGACATAAGGTAACCTTATCAAGTTCCTCTACGGATCTTTCTATCCCTCTGTGTTTTATCGTATTTAAAATTTCTGGATGTTTATCCGCTCTAGTTGTTAATAGTATTCCGCACATGTTTTTAATTAAAAAGTATATCTTCAAACATTGAGTCTATATTGCTCACTGATTGGTCGTCGAATTTATTTGTAAATGCCCATATCTTATGTAGTCCAGCTTCTTGAAACATTATTATTACTTTCTCATAAGTGTCTCTTTCTCTAGTTTCGCCATCTATATGATCCCACTGATCTTTACTTCTATCTGACTTGTCTGGATTTTCTCCATTTATATAAATGATAGTGATCTCGTGGAGAAGAGAATATTTCTTTAATATTTCTATTTGATTTCTAGCTTCTTCCTCAGTTATTCTACCCTCGAGCAATCCCCACACTAAGACAGTTAATATCCCTCTGTCGTGTATGAATGATCCCTGTGGTATGTCCTTTGCTAACTGCATAAGCATAAACTCTTTACCTAATGAAAATGCATGGGCTTCTTTGCTATCCTCACTTTTTAGATTTAGATCACTAAAGAAATTAGCAAACTTAAACTGAAATCTTGGAATATGAAAATATTCTGAGATATGCTCAGATAAAAATGTTTTACCAGAATTTCTTGGACCTTCAAATACGTATATCATATATTTCTTTCTATAGCAGAACACAATACATGTTCCACTTAGCAAATATAATAAATTAGTACGGAGAGACCACGAAAAACCCCGATCTTTTTAGAATCGAGGGTTTTTTTTATTTTTTATCAGCATTAACACATTTGAAAGGAGATTGTTGTGGTATCTCATCAAATGAAGTAGCGTTCATCCTTTTTACGTGTGTTGCTATACTAGGGTAAATGTCAGCAGCTATATAGTAGCAGTTATTACCCAGGATGTTTTTTATTCCACTATCAGATCCTTTCAGATTGCCTAGTATTCCTATCCCATCAAGTGCAGATGACATCTGCCTTTTGGAGGTTGTTTTTCTTTTCTTGATATCGTCATACTCGCCTACTATGATCTTAGATCCTTCGTAAGTTAGCATTGGTCCGCTATCAGAATCTTCTTCAGTTAAACCGAATATACTATCATTAGATATTCTTTTAGCTGTAGAAGCTCCTAAAACATTATCATTGATCCATTTTATGCAGCTTATGAATTTACTACCATCAAACGTAACGCAGTTAGCTACCATTATAAGGAAGTTGTTGATCGCAACGAATTCTTCTTTACCTAAGTCTGGACTTTTGTCGCTTTTTTGTAAAGCAACATTAAAAGCTTTAGAGATATCACTTTTAAGGTTATCGTAATCTATAAAAGGGATTTCTTTATTCTTAATAGAAGATTCCATCATTTCAAAAGGTCCAGAAAGATCTAAATCATCATTATTTAAATTCTTCTTAAGCAATTCTTTTATACCATCATATCTCATTTGAGGTCTGATCATACCGAATGTTGTCCAACCTTTAAGATAATTTCTAAGGAATTCAGTTGCGTCTTCGTTACCCAGTGTTTTGATTTGTCTAGCCTCTGCCCATTTATTCCAGTTGCATGGAGTTTTTAATGATGATGATCCAATGTTGATATTATAAACTGCTCCTTTAGCAAAGAAGTATGAGAATTCTTCAGTTGGTTTAGCTTCATCTAAAGCTAGATTCCAATCTTTTATAAACTCTGTGCTATATGATGCTTTAAGCGATCCGTCTTGTTTAACAAAATCATCAGACTCAACTTTTATATTATATTCAGATCTAAGTTTTTTAGCTAGACCCTTTACTCCAGATGCTGATTTTGCATCCGAAGATTCAGCAGATTTTTCTGGGGACGTTACTGCTCCATGAACTTTATATTGTGCACCTAACTCCTTTTCGAAATCAGAGTTATTTATAACAATTTTACCCTCATTGATATAAGAAAATAGCTCTGATATGCTTTTGACATATCCAGAGGTGGATAAACTATCATTCATTTTAGTTCCTATCATATGCAAAGCTGTATTAATAGCTTTTCTATTCTTATCTGAAACCCAATCGGAAGCAATTATATCAGTTAACAATGCCTGGTCTATCTGACCGCTTGCATTTTTATTACCTGATAATTTTTGGATAGTTGAGATAACAGCGGTTGTAGCTGGACCATATTTTCCATTAGGACCTCCTTTAGATTTTATTAATTTACCTGCAGAAGTTATACCGTCACAAAGTGCAGTTTGAATAGCAAAGATTAATCCGCTTCCTTTTATCTTCTTATCAGAATCTGCATCCCCTCTTTTTAAAGGGAAAATTGCTTTAGCAGTTTCTACTTCTTTAACTTCATTTTCATCCTTGATAACATTAACAGCTATTCCGTACTGTGTTTTTGCTCTAGTCATTAGATCTAGCGCTTGGCTAACTAAATTAGTAACATCAGAATACGTTGTATAAACCTCCTCGTCATCCTCTAACTTTTGTAAAGATCTATTTGCTGTTTGAATCATAGTGGTGTTGAATTCTTCCTGGAATTTATCAACTTGCTTTTCTAATTCATCAAGCATTTTTCTATTCTTATCCCCGCCCTCCGTGTTATCTAAAGCTTTTCTTTTTTCGTCAACATCTAGGAATGTTCTTTTCCAGTCTCTTCCGTATCCTGATTTTTGATCTTTACCTTCCGCAGAGCTTATTAAATTAGTAAGAAGTTTTTTTAGATTATCTACTCTTCTTCTATAACCAGTAAAGATAGATTCATTTAAGATATCATCTAATTCGAAGCCTTCGCTGTCATCCAACTTCTTAGCTTCTTCCTCGGCTTGTTTAGCTATATTATCTATAGAATTCTGTAGTTTGGTTGTAGCCATTTTAAACTGTTTAAATACAACCTCATCTTTCGATTTTGATATCTCGGAAGCTCTATCAAGTGACTCTGCAAATTTATGTAGACTTTCTAAGTATAATCTTTTAGCTTCTGCATATCTAGAATCTGCTAGATCATTATCGTCTGCATAGTCAATCAATTTAGCAGTTAATGATTTTACAGTTTTTGAGTTTGAAATATCAGAAAGCTTAAGCCTAATTACATCAGGGTTTCTATCTCTTTTTGGAGCTAGATCAAAAGTTAATATTTTAAAAGCATTTAAAGCATTGTCACAAACCTTAACAAGCAAAGAATCTACTTGTTCATTTTCTAATAGCTTAGTATAATATCCTTCTAATAGCTGTTTAGCTACCTGATTGTGGATGTATGGATTATTGTTCATAATTTAATGTTTTAGTATATATTTTCTTTAGGTCCAGCAGCATTCTTACCAGTATTGCCCTTTTGTATTTCTGATGAAAGTGTTTTCATCAAAAGAGATATCTCTTGATACATTCCAGCTTGTTGATTTATGCTTGCTATCTCCGAAGCAGTGTCCCCAGGTTTTTTAGATTCCTTAGCTTTTTTAATTGCATCAAACTTTTGGGAAAGAGTTGTTTTTATTCTCTGAATTTTGGTCTCTTCGCTGTCTTCCTCATTAACAAGGAATTCTTTATATTTAAGCATACTTTCTAGCAATTGTTATTTTAGATCTTAGGTCTCTTATTTCATCCATATATTTCTCTCTAATCTCCTTTATTCTTTTAGAAGCAAATTGTCTTGCTTCATCAGGACTAGATGAATTCTCGACTTCCTTATTTAAGATATCTCTTTCCATATCCATAGCAACGTATCTGTCGTTTCTTTCCTTTAAAAGAAATGAAACAAGTTTCTTTGCTTGGGCTGGAATGTATCCCTTTATAGCATTTGTAAATTCAATCAAAGGTAATTTAGCTAGGAATTCAAATGAGGCATCGCTTTCGTTTCCTGATTTTTCAGACTTATCAGAATCGCTAGTAAATCTAGATGATCTAGATTTATCTTTAAATCTTTCGCCTGATTCAATATCCTTGGTCATCAAGTTACCGTATCTATTTCTGAAGTCGGTATCTTTCTGTTTAGCTTTTAATACTGCTGCTTTATATTTAGCGTACAATGATCCGGAAAGAGAAGAATCTGCTAGGTTTTTAGCTTTCCTATACATCTCCTCAGCTATATCGGCATCAACTTTTGTTTTAAGTTTTTCCCAATATATTCTAACTTTTTTATTCTCGCTTATGACATCTCTAACCTTAGTAAATATACTTTCGGTTCTTTTCTCGTGTGATCTAGACTGAGCTTCCATTAGCTCATTATTTCTTTGAATTAAACGATCAATTCTTTTTATCTCTGCGGGATCGCTCTTAGTTTGAGATCTTTCTAGATCTAACTTATCAATCTCAACATTAATATCTTCCCACTTCTCAACATATTCAATCTCTGCAGATCTATACTCATTAGCTAATTTATCTAACGAATCTATACTTCCGCCGAAAGTGCTGCTTAACCAGTTTTTTATCTTGTCAAATATACCAGCTTCGTTTAAGCTGCTCCATTCGTTAAATTTTAAAGTCATACTTAGTTGTTTAGTTTATCTTTTGCAGATCTTAATTTACTAACGTCAATGTTACCTGAAGAGGTAACAAACACATCAGAAATTATTTTTTTAGTTCCAGAGTTTGCATCTTCACCATCAACTATTTCCTGATTTATCATGTTGGTTAGCTTGGTGAATTCTTGTTCTTTGCTTAATTTTTTATCTATATCAGATTCGGTTTTACCTAGATTCCTATATAATACTAATAGGTTTTTCTTAGAATCTAAGACTGAGCTAAGTTCAAGCAATTCAACCTTAACTTTTTCTACATATGATTTGCTAACTTTATTAGGGTTAGCTTTTATTCTTTTTTCTAAAGTTATTAGCTTTCTTTCGATGTCTGATCTTAGATCAGCAATATCTTTTTCGAGTTCTTTTTTTCTCTCGATGATATCCTTGCCCTTTCTTCTAGCTACCTTTTTCTTTTCTTTTTCTGGATCTAATGAAAGATCATCAGAATTATCAGACTCTGGGGCTTTTTCAGATTTAGATTTTTTATCCATTTGATCTTTTAGATCTTGAGCTTTTTCTTCTGCCTCTTTCTTCTTCTCTTTAATCTTCTCTTCAAATTTCTTGATGTCCGAGTCATCAGCTCTATCCTTAGCTAATTTATATTCAAGTTCAGCTAATGCAATTTCATCATCTGCTCTTGCTGCTTCAAAATATTCTCTTCTTCTAGGATTACCTTCAATAACCTTGTTTATGTAGTCCTTTGCTTTCTTTATCTTAAGAGCATGGGATTTAAGAAATGATTCGAGCTCCTTTATTTTACTGTCTCTGTCTTTTATAACAGCATTTATTTTTTCTTTGTCATTTATAGAGCTTAATCCATCAATCTCAGAATCTAATTTTTCTATCGTTTCTTCGAAGGCATCTCTTTTTTCTATAATATCGATTTCTAAGTCTACTAGAAGTTTTCTAGCCTTATCAATCATGCCTACTCTAGATAAAGAACCTAAGAAAAATTTAGAAAGTGAATTCTTAAGATAGTCGCCGAAGATTCCTTCGTTTATCGTGTGATTTGGATTCGCTGATTCTAAAGAAGCAAACTCCTCACTAAGTTCACGGTCTACAGTTTCTATCAGAGACTCGTATTTTTTAAAATCATTAAAAGATGGTAAATTCTTCATTCGAAAATATTGATAATTTTAATCTATATATCCCTACCAAAGATTCTTTTTACATCATGGTCTTAGTGAAAATTTATAATTTCCGCAGTCCCATATTTTATATGCTCCTATATAAATTAACATATCAGCGGTTGATAGTTTATCGTCACACCCAAGTTTTATTAATTCTTTTCTTCTTAATTTTGTTCGATTGATTCTTTTATTTTTGTAAAAAAAATAGTAACCGGGTTCAGTAAATCCATCAAAACTGAAGCCAAGCTTTCGGTATAAATTCCCATCGCTCCATCTTCTATTTGCATACGATACTATTTTAATTGGTTTCATTTCTTTGATGAACATTTTAAGTAGTCTCGATGCACCGCCAACCACAGAAACGTTTATAATATTGCAGAATCTAAGTAATTCAAAATGTCCAACATATGATTTTGAGTTGGTATATTTTCTTGGTTTGCAAAAAGTCATAACAGAAACCAGAATATCCTTGTGATACAAACCATAGCAATACTCTGAATTAACTGGACCTTGCATATGATTATTGGATAGAAATTCAATTGATTCAATATTACTTATTCTAGAGATCCTGCAATTTCTTGCATATATCTTTTTACTTAATCCAATTCTATTAAATATCATAGATCTGATTATACCGGATTTTTCGGATACCTCATCATCAAAAAAATGGTATAAAAAAATTCCATTATTACCAAATATTTCAGTCTTAGAAAGATGATGGTTTTTAAATTTTCCATATTCCTCACTATGGAATTTAATACCATTCACTTCGATCCCGATATTAAATGATTTTAAAAATATATCAACTTCATATCTGCCAGGTACTAGACCTTTGACATTAGGATATATTTCACTGATATTTTCGGAAAGCAAATCAAATAAAAACCTTTCTATTTCTGATTTTTGGTTGGAATCAACAGGATTGCATAATGTGCAAATAATATGAGAGTTTCTTCCTCTAACAGTAAGTAATTGACGATTTATATCAAAAGTATGTAAGCATTTATTATCCATTAGCGTAAGAATATCATCATCGGAAATCCCGCAAAATTTCATACTACTGTCAAGCAATTTTATATAACTGTTAGTTTTTTTAGCTCTTTCAGTTTTTGATATTTTCATTCTCACGATATCACTCTTGGCAGGATTTATTTCTCCATATTTTATCATACAAGAATTTTCGTACTTTTTTTTAGTATCAGTATCTAGCATAGGGTGGGAAACCCCGAATTTTGACATCATTGTGTTTACCTTCTTGTCGTTAATAACAGTAGCACCTTCCGTTCCGCTACCATATTTTTGTTTATATGTATCGCCACGTTTGGTTGCGGATCCTATATTACCGAATACATTGTTCACATCATAATATCTCCATTGATATCCAGCAGTACTATTAGCACCAGGCTTAAATTTACAACATCCAATTATACCGGAATGACTCTTTAATCCAACGCTATTCATAGCATCGACAATGGAATCATGTATCCTTATCAATTCTCCGTCTAATGCATATTGGACAATTTTTTTATTCTTCATAGGTCTGTATCAATTTAAACTATATATTATACATTAAAAAAAGCTCCGGGTTTCACCGGAGCTTTATCTTTACAGTAAATTAATTAAAATTTACAGTTGAATTGTTATTATGCTAAACCACCAGCAGGTACGTTTACATAAAATGTTAGATACATTGTCTCAGGTAGGAAGCCGGCTTCGACAAGTGCATACCTACTTTTAACTGCTATTTTAGGTGACATAGTACCCTCACTGATAGTTTGGATAGACTCCGCCATCATATAAGGCATGAATTTTATACCCGGTTCGTCATCACCACCTTTTCTACCGATACAAACTCTTGTATCACCGTAGCTCATGTTTTGATCAACATATACAGTCATACCAGCAAGTGAACCTACAGGGTATAAAGTACCGTTGTTTTGAGTTAAAGTATTAGAGAATGGAGCGAAAGTGAACTGAGAGATATCTTGAAGTGCACTTGCAACTGCAGCGTTTGTAACGATGAAGTTAGCAGGACCTCTTCTACCTCTGTTAGCTACAACGTTAGCAGCTGCAAGGATTCTAGAGAATAATCTTCTTTGTAAAGTAGATAAGTTCTCATAACCTCCTGATGCAGGACCTGCAGGGATTGCCATAGAAGCAGTAGTGTCGTCTTTCTTAACGTAAGCAGCAGTAGTTCCAACACCACCACTAATAACTAAGTTTAAGTTAAGGTTTTGGTTTTCTACGCTTAAGAATTGTACGTGGTTAGACCAGCCTAAAGCAAATGCTCTTGAAAGGATGTGTTTGTTAATTGCTTGAGAAACCTCATTAACCAATGCGTTTTCGATCATTGAAATAACATCGATACCGAATTGTTTGTTAAGATCCTGAATTTGCTCAGTTGTAACTGAAGCAGCAACTTGGAAAGTTTCAGCTTCTACGAACTTAGTGAAAGTCGAAAGACCCATTGAGTTGTAGTAAGTAGACTCAGCAACACCTCTTAACATTGGGTTGTAAGTTTTAGTACCATCAACGTAAGGACCTTGAAAAGCTTGATCGTTGTTGAAACCAGCACCAGAGTAACCTTGGATGTGATCTTCTAAAGCTTTAACTAATTGTGCAGTTCCAGATGAGTTTTGAGTGTAAAATCCTGATCCACCAGCTCCAGTAACTACTTGTGCAGGAGTACCGTTGAAGTAAGAAGCAACGTTAGAACCTGATGCTAAAGCAGTGATTTGGAAGATAGGGAAACCATCAATTCTTGATAGACCTACGAAAGTTAAAAGTAAAGTGTTGCTTACAGAAGCAGTAGCACCTACTGTAAAAGTTCCAGCAGTAGCACCAGTAGCGCCAGGAGTACCTGAAGCAGTTTGGTAAACTGGGAATTTAATCATTGAAGGAGCAGAAGCTAACTGATCAGCAGCTGAAGAAGCTGCAGCAGCACCTACCTTACCACCTGCGTATACGTAGTCTAAGTAAGACAAGATACCAGTTGGACCTGACATAGGGATAACAGGAACGATATCAAAACCTACAGTCTTCGCAGCTACTTGAATAGCTAATGGAAGTAATGAAGGGAATTTATCGCCTGAACCTTGCCAAGTGTTGTTATAAAAACCAGCGTTAGCGCCAGATGAATAAGCACCACCGGGATATGAAGCACCTGGGAATGCTGGAGGAGCAACAGTACCCATACCGTTTACTACGCCTAGTGAATTGTATGCACCAGCAGATTCGTTTAATGAATGGTAATGACAATATTTAGTCAACCATCCTTTTTTGTTTTCATCTGTGATACCAGCCTTGCTCTCAATAAGAGGCGACCATGTGTCATAGATTTCTTGTTCGTTTATCAATTTCATGATTTTAGTTGTTTTTTTTGTTTTTTATCTTTTTGGAAATTTTTGCTCAAGTGCAGTAGCGATATAATTCATATAATCTGAAGAATACGCTTGTGGTTTTGCGGTCTCGGCTACATTTTCACTCTCGTCAAGTTTTTGTACTCCAACTAGTTTAGCTCCAAGCTGACGTGTTGACCAGAAATTTTTGATCTGGTAAGGTGTATCTAAATTATAGAAGTTTGACTGAGCAACAATTGATTGCTGATGTCCTTCTGATAAAGATTCCCATACCTGAGCATATTCTGCTGGCATTTCGTCAATAAACTTAAGACCTGTTTTAGCGATGTCGTCTGACTCATTAAGAGGTGTTTCGTTAGCCTTTTGTGTTTCGGCTGGTGTTGTTACTGCTTTAGCAGCTTCGTTGATATTTGAAGCGGTTTTTTGTGTTTTAACCGATTCTATTAATGAATCAATCTGTGAAGTTAAGTTCTCGTAGTTTCCAGCAAAGCCAGATTCATTAAGACCTGCTTCTGCAGATAGATTTACATTTTCTACTAATGATGTGGTATTTTCAGAAGGCAATTTGTTAGCAATTGATTCTGCAATATACTCACTGTAAGCAATACCTTTGTTTAATTTCTCTGCAAGGTATTCTGAATAGTCTAATCCTTTATTAACATTCTCTGCTAAGTAATCAGAATATTCGATATTTTTGTTTAGGTTTTCTGCAATGTACTCAGTGTATTCAATTCCGTTGTTTAATTTTTCTGCAACGTACTCAGTGTAAGCAATACCTTTATCTAAGTTTTCACCTAAGTATTCTGAATAAGCAATACCTTTATCTACATTTTCTGCTAGGTACTCAGAGTATTGAATATTTTGATCCAATTTTTCTGCTAGGTATTTAGAATACTCGATATTCTTATCCACACTCTCAGCTACATACTCTGAATAAGAAATAGATTTGTCAACGTTCTCAGCTAAGTATTTAGCATAAGAAATGTTTTTATCTAGATTTTCAGCTAAGTATTTACTGTAGTTGATAGTGCTATCTAAGTTTTCTGCAAGATACTCACCATACTTAATAGAATTCTCTAAGTTCTCTGCTAAATACTCTGCATATTTTTCAAGCTTAGCAACTCTTTCTTCAAGAGCCTCATTAGCCTTACTTAAATCTTCAGATTCGGTTAGCGATGTTTTTTGGGTTTTAGCCTCTGCGATAGCGACTCTCATTGAATCCATTTCTTTTTTCAAAAAGACTGAATACTGATTAAGCTCCTCCGCAGTAACAAATTCATGGTTTTCCATAAGGACTGATTTATTTTTATTATCTGATTTATTCACGATTTTATTAAATTCTTCGTTATTTTCAACTTTATATATCTTCAATGAAGATTCTTTTTCGATACCTAAAGATTCATTTAAGCATTCTAATGTATTTATTATGCTATTATTTTTTATATCATGAAATTGTTGGGATGAAAAGCCTTCACTTTCATAAACTCTCTCAAGTTGAGCATCTTTAAATCCAGGGTCTGCTACTAAATCATAAGTAAAGATTTTTTTGATTGCCACCTTTTTATCGTTACCGACAGATCCCGCCGCTCTTGAAGAGATAGATAAAGGAACTCCAGCATCTACTAGGTTCTTAGCTATTCTACCCGCTGGGGTATCAAGAAGCTTAACTTTTATTTTAAGATCCCTCCTACCTTTATCATAATTAAGATCTGTGATCATGTGAGAGATGTTCTTAAGTGATACGTCGAATTTCTCGGGATGATCTAATTCACCAACTAATCTATTCTGAGCTATCTTATCTTTTAGATAATCTAGGTGAGGTAGATATTCACTCTCTTCATAAATTCTATTGTTGTTGTTTTCTTTACCAAAAACAGCAGCAATACCTTCTAGAACATAATCATCTGTATCAGACTTTTTAGCTTCTAGAACGGAATTCTGTCTTTCAAGGATGAATACCATGTTTTCGTTTATTGATTGTAGTTGTGGCATGCTTTTATACTACTTTTTTATGTTTCTTATATATCAACGGAAAAATTATTTTTTTTGATTATTCGAATTTTATTCTATCCTTAGTCTGTTCAACAAATCTTTTGGCAAGTTCGAACGCTTCACCGTCTGTTGCTCTGTATTTTCTTGATTTGTCGCCAAAAGGAGCATATTTGTTTTTAAACTTAACCTCTATTGCATCACCTCTGTTATCAAAAATTTCTTTTGCAAAAGTTATTGTTTTCCAGTTTTCTATCTTAAGTGCCTCTTTATCTCTTGTGGTTAATATGGTATCGAATAGATTAACACCCCCTGCTAATTGGGCGTCTCTTACCACGGTAGAATTCTTTTTACTCTTTATATTAATATCATTACTATTAGCGTTTATATAATAATCATCCTTCTTGATTCCTGGTTCTTTCTCTTTTTCCCCGTCTTTTACTTTTGAAGGATCAGCATCTTGAACATCGTCTTTTACAGAAGGTTTAACCTCTTCCTTTTTTTCTACGTAAGTATAAAGTCCTCTTTTAGATTCTTCTAGAATCTCATCAGTATTAGGATCAATCTCAATTGAAGCTCCGTTTTTAACCTCCCAGTCAGTAGGATCGATTAAGAAGTTAGTAAAGTCACCTGTCTCATATTTTCCTCTAAGGCTAGGGTCCGCATAATCTCTCTCCGTAACAATATAGACTGCTATTTCTGCAGGTCCACTTTTTTGTTTAGATGTTAGATCTATCATCTGGGATCCTTTAGAATCAATATCCTCTGATCCCTCATCCGAATTCCCACTTATTGTTTTGGTCTGAGCATTCTCTTCTTCTAATACAGAATATGCTTGTTTCTTAAAGTCAGAAAATTTAGTTATCACTTGGGATTCCAATAAATCGGAAAAATGAGATGTATTTAAGCTATCATTAACTTCGGCCTTTTCAGCTTCTACTTTATCCTCAACTGATTTTTGTTCTCCTGTTTTTATTTTACTCTCGGTCTCTTTTGACATAGTAACTCCAAAGATTCTATTAAGATCATCTGAAGAATATTTAGATAGTTCCTCTGTGGTTACCTTTTTACCAACAACATTTATTATATTATCCTCAGAGTCACTGAAATGAAATTCATACTCTTCCGGTGCATTCGGATCAGATACTAATAAGGTCCCAGATGAAGCATCAAACTCAGACTCGAACAATTCCCAGTCGCATGATCCTTGATAATTAAACAATGCATTAAGATCTTTCTCAACAGATAGAATTTGGAAATCTAGATCTTCGTTATCAAGGAATCCCCTTTCTATCACATCGCTATTATCAAAAGAAACCAGTGTTAAATCATATTGTGCTATTTGCTTTTGTACCTCTTTCGAGTTAATCTGAGTTAATATGAATATAGATTTTCCCCCATTATCGGATATCTTTACCAACTCCATTGTTGTTCTTGTCTCGTTATTAAATAAGAAGTCGACGGCCATTCCCCATCCTCCAGCAGGTTGTGACCAGCATATGGTGATAGGCACACCGATTTTTATTTCTTTAGGATCAAATGATCCTTTAGCAAAATCATCGACGTTTCCGAATCTAGGAGCTTGATTTCCACTATACCAATTCCAAGTTGATCCGACAGCATTAATAGCTAAAAGTGCCCATCCTACAGGATTTGTTAATTCTGCTGCTTTAGCAGCACCTCCTACTGCTTTAGCCCCAGTAACAAATCCTTTAACCATTCCTAATGATTTTGCTACTATGCCTGCATTCTGCATATTACCTAAAGCTTTCTGAAGTCTAGCTCCCTCAACACCAGCTTTACCAACCTTACCCCAAAATGAAACTGCTTTCATCGGATTTATTGCTCCCCAAATTCCCTTTATACCATTCTTAGCGTTAACTAGCATTCTTAGCCCCTTAGTGCTTTTAGGTCCTTGGTTACCAGTTCTTAAAAACTTTATTGCCTTCCATCCTCTTCTAAAAACAAATGCTCCGCCTAAGGCTTTAGCACCAGCAAATATTGCTGTTCCTGCTACAGCATAAGTAGCTACTTTAATTCCGTTATTAAGTGCATCCTTTGCTAAACCAGGTCCAGTAGAATCCTCATCTACCTTTCCCATTAGCTTTCTGTCGCTAATTTCAAATAATCTAAACTTAGAGTTTTTGTTCTCTATCTCGAGCGGCATCATCTTATAGGCATCGAGGGTTTCGATCAGATTAGCTCCAGACTCCTGATCTTCAAGACAAAGGAAAACAGCTTTTGAGTTTCCTGCAGTCTGACTCTTAACAAGAAATTCATTATCTAATTTTCCATCAGCATCTAATTTATTATAAGCAAAATGGAATTTTACAGTCTTTTCTTCTTCTGCCTTAATATTGGAAGCATCCTCAAATACAGCATCAGAAATAAAATCACCAAATTTAGATACCCTTCCCTCTACTGGATATTCGTTAGCTTCTCTTAATGCTTTTTGCATAGAGTAACCGCTGCCTCCTAAGGATTCCCTAATTATCTCGGAAATATCCCCATACTTTGGCATCTCCTCTGAATCAGCAACCCATTCGCTAGGATTTTTATCTAACCATTTTTTAAAGTCTGATGAGTATGCCCACCACTGAAAGTCTTCAAGAGATTGGCTTGTTGCTCCCTCCATTTTAAGAGGTATAGTAAACATAGGAAAGTCGTTCCCTCTAGAATATTTACCGTCTGTTGCTAATAATATTATCATTATATTTCTATTTTTCTGTGTATATTTTGTCGTAAGACTCTGAATTTACATCTATTAACTTTTCTATATATCCCTCATTTCTAAGCTTCTTAAATGTTAAATTACCAATAGAGAACTCGCCATCTTTGCTTAACCCTTCTTTTCTCATCTTCATAATTTTCTCTTTCAGCTTAGTACTTCTTTTATATAGTTCTTTAGCGTTGTGAGGTAGTACTGTCGCAGACACTAATCTAGTGTGAAGCTGCTCAATCTCGTATGCAATACTCTGAAATTTTTTATTCACATCTTTCTCATCTATCTCAGGCGGATCAAATACTGGGTTCTTTATCCATTCGTTATTCAAAAGAGAAAATAGGCCGGATGCTATGTGTGGTTCTTTTGAGTCCTGTACATATAGCTCAACATCATATCCTCTAATTGAGATATTATGTCTTAGATTCCATATGAATCTAATCCCATCTAAAGCTGATTTAAGTATTTGGGGATTGTCGTCATCGACACCCTCAAGATTAACTATGACATGAACGTCAAGATCCGATAATTTTGTGTAATTGAAATTAGCTAGAGATCCAGTTAATTGGATATCAACTATATCCTTCTCCTTGAGAATATCATCAAACTTTTCAAAAAATTCGCTTGCTATTCTAAGAAGTTTTTTTCTAACTCTCTGATCTAGTGTCCATTCAATATCATCGCCCTTGGTTTTTTTAGTCCAGAAAATAGGGCTTAGCTCATCGTGATAGAATGGATTTATCTGTCTCTCTAGTATAGGAGAAGATAAGTTAGTGTAATTTTTATAAGATAATACTGAACCCACAAAAAAAGCTTTTCTTGTATATATCAAAGAAAAGCTTTAGATGTTATTGTAAACCGAATATTTAGCTAGGGAAGCATACTTTTAGCATAACTTCCATTACCGTGCTAACATCAAGTTCACAGTATGTTTTGATGTTTTCATAGTCTTTATCAATCCAGAATGAATCATTTACTTTGGATCCGTCCATTATTCCCTTAGGCGATTCTATACCAAGAGAACAAGAAAGAAGATCCAAACTTAAATATTTTTGATGCGTCCAGCTACCAAAAGCAAACACGTCCGAGGTATCAACATACGGAATCTCCCATGGCTTCTTGTCCCAGATTCTAATATTTGCAGGAGGATTAATGCCGTTATAAATCATTCTTTTTCCTAAGCACGGAACATCAAAACCTTTTATATTATGACCACACAACTTCCAATTTTTAGAAGCTGCATTGTTAAGAACCTTCGCAGTCTTTGTTAAAATATCATGTTCGTCCTCACCGTAAAAAGATGCAAATCTCACCTCTCCCGTATCAGTAAATGATCCAAAAGAAACACACACAACTCGAGAAAACTCCGGCTCTAATCCTGCCTTTTGTTTGTATATCGTATTTGGGTCTTCTGAAGATAATGCAGGATACGCTCCTATATAATATGCTTCCCGCTTTTTCCACAGCTCCCATAAACGAGGATTAGTATCATGTAACGTTTCCAGATCATTATAAAGAGCTGCTGTCTCAACATCAAAATAGAGGTATTTATAAATGTCTTCTTTCTTAAACATAATTTGGGTTTTTACAAAGATAATGTAATATCGCGGAAATAAAAATTATTTCTTAGAATTTTTATTTATCACTATAGGGGGAAGTGACTTATGATCCATTCTGTATTTTAAGCAGGCATCCTCTCTGGCAGGGGATTCTATGATTACGTCTATATCCAATCCGAATGTAGGTATCCTTCTTTTAAGGTATTCTGTTTGCTTTGGTGTAGACGGTATTCCGTAATCATCACATTCTTGTGATTCTGAGTGTATGAATACAGGTTTATGCCCAGACTTCCAGGTTGAACAGGAAAGAAAAAGGGCTTCCCTTATGCTAAGCCCACCATCATTAAACTGATGTGGGAGTAATCTAAAACATATTGGAATATTAGATCTGTAGTAAATGCCAGATAGAAGATCGGTAACTGAAAAAAGACTGGGTTTGTCGTCATTAACGACACAAAGTTTAGAAACGACGCTATTATCCATTCCCAACAATCTCTCACAAAAGAGATCCATGGTATTTCTTCTGTTTCCATAAGCCGATCCAACTCTAACCATTATAGATGGGTAATTAACACCTATTAAATCCAGAATGCTAGATAACCTGGATAGTAACGATATTGTAGAGCTCTTAATGTTATCTAATTGGGTACCTAAAAAATACTCTCTGTTTATGTATAGAAATATTCGTAAATCATTTTTAGTGATTGCAGAATTTATTTCGTCTATTATATGGGATACACCGGATTCCTCCTCTATTACTTCCTTGAAGAAATTTGAGGAAAATTTAAAATCACACACGTCTATGCAGGTGATTTTTATATCGATCTCAAGATTTAATTTTATGTTGTCTCTGATTACACAAAGAAATTCCTCGTATGAATTTATCTGTGGGCTTAGATTCACTGATTCGGAATGAGGACCTATATAAGATAATTTTAGTGGATTTTGGCCTAATATCATTTGATCTTTTTAAGATTGTACTGATAAAAGAATTTTTAGTTTCCGGTAAATTAGCCGCCTGTTGTTTCCAGTCCTAATTCGGACGAATTATAAACAGTTTTAGAATTGTATCCCTTATCAACGATTTCGCTGTTTTTGTATTTGGTTTTAGTGGAAATGTTACCATGTTCACCTCCTTGCGCAAATTTAACGGAATTGCCCTTAATCTCTATAACTCTTTCGGTCTTTTTACCCTTATTATAAACTTGAATGAAATATCTATATCCTATATTATTAGGATTTCTGAATGCTCTAACTATAACCCCAGTTACTTTATTCTTTGAATCTAAAGGCTCTGCTATTACCACATCACCTATCTTATATTCATCGCCTTTTATATTGGTTGGCATATTGGGATCCGTACCAACCGAAACCGATAAATCGTTAAATGGTTTATAGTTTATTTTCAGAATGCCATTAGCTCCCCCATAACCATAGGTATCACCAAAAGCTCCGCTTTCTCCACCAAAGTCTTCGTTTATCGATTTAATATACTTCATTATGCTATTTATCTTCGGAGGCATCGCCATTTTGAAGCGCTAGAAGATCTTTTATTTTTGTAGCCAATTCAAAATTCTCGGTGTCGATTGCTTTCTTAAGCATCGATTCCAGTTTATTAATATCTGATTCATCCTTTTCTGAATCTTTTTTCCCGGTATTACCTATCACATGAATTCTCTGTGGTGAATAAATAACCTCCAAGCTAGAATCGAATCTTATATTTAATCCAGCTTTTATGTCACCACTAATAGGTTCATTATCCTCTTCATAGTCATCCCCCATTACTTCTAGCCATTCACCGTTAACCCAGAATATCATCCATGGTCCATAAAAAATCTCATCTAAATCATTATCAATAGCATAGTTAAGTAATATCTTAAGCTCAGATTTAATGTCATTTTTATTTAGGGTATCTGAAAATACCCTTCTTTTAATACCAGGTATTACTGATGTTCCCTCTCCTATCCCTATCTTAAAGCATTTATTAACTTCAATAATAGAGTCCCAATCTAAGCTGGAAATAACCTTGTCGATTAGTTTGTTATTCGGTTTCTTCATTTCTTATATATTTCTATTTTTAAAACCCTGCCTGGTCCGATATGTCAGATACCCAAGAAGCGTATTTAGCTGGATAAAAATTCTTAATAGTTTCTATGTCCCTTTTGGATACCCTATATTTATCTCTTATGAAAGATTCTATTAATTCCGATGCTTTAACCTCCTCTGTTTTAATTCCTTCCGATTTCTTAGTCTTTGTATATAACCAAACTGGTGGTTTAGAAAATCTGGCTGAGAGAGTTCCGTGCCACCAATCTACCACCGGAGCAGGTACGACTTTCAGCTTATTAAACTGATTTGCTTGAACTGGAAATTGTATAGCCATTATTCTGTTGATCATAAAAAAGTTTCTAGACTTGTCTATTTTACCAACCGCTTTCCATTCATTCGGTTTGTTATTAAAAATAAGTTTTATTATATCAAATAATTGCATAGTGTATTATTTTAAGAAATTTTCAAAAGGATCAAATCCCTTAGGTTGAGCCGGGGTAACTATCCATTCGGTTCCGTCTAGTATTTTTATTCTGTCCAGTGTTACTGATTTCTTTTCTAGCTTGATCCCTCTTGTAGTTTCTGTTTTACATAGGAAAGAAACATTCTCAGGTATTACCGTGTTATCTAACCACATAAGTTTGATATTTCTTAAGAAATTATTCTTTACCTTTATTCTATTTTCTGTGCTATCAACTCCTTTGCATATTTTTAGAATTAATGGGGATACCCAATTTAAAAAATCATCGTCACCAACTAGTGATTTTATCGATAAATTTTTCCATTCTGATTCTATTAGAAGATCGTAAATTTTCTCTGCACTCTTTGGTGTAAACCTAGAGATCTTTCCTGCGGTTTCGAATTCCCATACGCTAGGTACAGAATCGCCCTTGTCTCCTATTAATATCTTATGAAATATGAAGGGAAAGCTGTCTATCTCTTCTATATCAACTTTCTTCAAGAAATCTTTTAATCTTTCTTTCTCTGGTGAAATGGTAGAGCCCATATTAAATATGCTGACCTCGCTTTTAGTTTCATTTAGCCAATTCTCTTTCCATCCTTTAGGTACTGAGAGAACATTCTTTTTTGAATTACTATTCCAAGTAGCTGTCCATATGTCTGGGCCTTTCATTCTAGCAAGCTGATGTAGATCCTTATCGCCGCTTATTATAATACAGCTTTCTCCTATATCATTGAATTTTTCTGACCAGTATAAAAGAAGATCGTCTCCTTCTGCTCCCTCTACCTTGGAAAAAACAAATCCCATTTTTTCTAGATGAGTTCCGAATGAGTGCATGAGATCAAAGAAAATTGACCAGTCTACATTTTCATCCTTTACCCTTCCCGATTTATATCCGCCGTCTTCGATTTCTACGTCCTTTCTCCAACTTCTACTATCTGATGCAAAAACTAATCTTCCCCCTATAGGTAGCATCTTCAGTGATGAGCATAAATCAGTAGCAATTTTTCTAATAAACATAGATTGATCTGATTTGCTTTTCAGAACTTTTCCTGGATCTATATTAGATCCATATCCTGCAAATACTCCAAATGTTTTATGGAATATGTAGTTACCGTCTATAAGTATATTAATCATTTCCTCTTCCTATTTTTTCTAATACCTCATCTATCGTGAAGTTTGGGTTTGTTATTATACAGTCAAAATCAAAAAAGTTTTTAAAATCTTCTCTGTCTGCATCAATTCTTCTCTCTGCTTCATCTGCGTCGTTTCTTTCTGCTAGTCTTTCCCTTAGTATATGCTCGTCAATATCGATGAACATTATAAGCGACTCTTTCCTATCTTCGGGTTTGAGCTTTGCTATTCCAGAAGGTGTCATTATAAAAAGATTAGCTCTATAGAATTCGTCAAGAGACGTTCCGTAGAACCAGCTATTAAATTCAACCCATTCGTAAAATTCACCCTTCTGAGTCATTTTCATAGCCTCATCATAAGTGATAAAGTAATAATCTACCCCATTGAATTCACCTTCTCTTGGTGGTCTAGATGTATGCGAAACAGAATAGGTTAGATCTTTCTCTTTAAGTAACCTAACCAGATAATCCTTTCCTGATCCTCCCTTTCCTGCAATTATTATTCTTCTCCAGCTATCTTTCATATCAATCTGTCAGTTTCTGTATTTGAAACACGAGTGATAATAAGGAAACCATAGGGTCTATAACTTGAGTTCTTTGAGCTTGATGATCTGCAACTAATACGATGACAGCAGGAATTATCTTCTTTAATTCAGGCTTATTGTTAATTATCCAATTTATAAACTCTTCACCGAGTGCAGACATTACTTCATCGACCTTACCCTGGTATTCACCTACTATATTTTGATAATTCTTAACCGGATCTTTTGATGTTGTTATGAGGGTATATAAATCCTCGTATGACCAGCCAAGCTCGTTTATTTTTGCAGAATCTACTTTCTTTATACCTTCAATCATCCAGGTTTGAACCTTATTAAGAGCTGATCTAAAATCAGGGTAATAATTCTTCTGAAACTCAACAAGAGATTCTGCATCTATTTCAATCCCGATTTTTCCAAGGATCAATCCTATTCTCTTATTCCATTCTGCTTTTAATTCATCCTCCTCATTACTATTTACCGGGTTGAAATCAATAATTTCGAAACGGCTTTGAATAGCATCAGGAACCTTATTAATATAGTTGCACGTAGCAATGAATCTAGCATTGCCAGCGAACTTTTCTACCGTTCCCCTTAGTGCTTTATAGAATTGGTCGGAAGCTCCGTCAAACTCGTCTAAAATAACTATTTTCTTAGATGATTTTCCGTCCATTACTGAAATAGTAGAACAGAAGTCATTTATTTTTACTCTAATAGTTTCTACCGAGCTCTCGTCGGAGACATTTATAAATATACTAGGATAGCCGTTAGCTAAGATTTTGGCAAGAGTTGTTTTGCCACATCCAGGAGGTCCGCTTAAAAGTACATTATGGCCCAGACCGTTTGTAAAAAGATTTGATATCCTATGCGGAAGTATCATATGTTTAAGCTCCTTTGGTCTAAGCTTTTCTGTTAAAAGTTCTTGTATCATATTGTTTCTATAGTTAAAAAATGAAGTTGTTTCTTAAAATTTCGAAGAAAGATCATCTGCAGAATCTTTATCATGTCTAATGTCTACAAAACGTGGTAAGAAAAGAGATCTATTCTCGTGCTTATCTGTAATAGTGACGTTATATAAAACTGCTGCGATTTTTCCAATGTGTGAATCTGGATCTTTACTTAAAGATTGTAAATCAAGATCAGTGAATCCAGATCCAACCTTAACATTAAGTGTCTTTGAAGCATCAGTCATAATAAATCCTCCAATGTAACCTTCCCTTTTACCTTCTCCTGGATACCATCCAGTAATTTCAAGGTCACATTCATTAACCTCTTTGAACTTGACCCAAGATTTGGATCTTTTGCATTCATAAGCACCGTTGTCTTTACAGATGACACCCTCACCGCCAAGATCTACGATCTTTTTATAAATTGCAGGTACTTCACCAGGATCAGAAAGCTCCCACATCTGAGCCAGCTTAACTGGAGAGTCATCCGATAATCCACTAGTAATTTTTTCTAAAGTGTGTCTTCTATCAATGTACTCTAAAACACCCGATCCTTTATCTAGGGTTACAAGTTCGTCGAAATCAAAAACATTAAATAGGAATCCGCTCTCTATATTAACACTGGCTGTTCCCTTTAGTATTTGTGTAACCTTACCACTAACTGACTTTCTATTTAAGTCCGTTAATTCGCCATCGAAAAACCAATTACCCGATAAGCCTGAGTTTATCATACAAAGTTTTAAATCGAAAGTTATCTTAGGAAAGCAAGAGGCATTAAGCTCATTGAATGCTCTGGTAAAATATGTTATCTCGCCATTTTTATATACTGCGATAACACGTACTCCATCATATTTTTCCTCACAATAAATTTTGTCCCATTTATCGATTGTTGAGTGATCATCAGTAGCTAGCATTAAGGAAGGATCCGGAATTAGTTCTCTAGAAAGTGCCTTATTAATTAGCTTTGCTCCAATCCCTATGTTCATTCTCTTGGTTAATATCTTCATAAGAGTCTTGCGGAGTTCTTCGTCTTCGCTTTCAACCTCTGATAATTTAGAAGATAATAATGTTTCCGCTCTAGATCTTAGCGAATCGTTTGCAGCGGGTGCTTTCTTTAAATCCTCAACCAAATCTTTAAACTCCTCCCATAAATTAGGATTATGCTCTTTACTCTGGGCTAGAAAATTTAACTTATGAAGCTTAGTGGTAACAAAAGGATTGAAGCACGTATCCAGGATATATTCCATCTTGGGATTTATAGACTCCCTAATTAATAACTGTTTTGCTTTTTGTGAGCCATCGCCTGTTAGTGATTCTAGTAATTTTAGAATCTTAATGTTGTTTACCGTTTCGTCAAATTTCATATATTGTATATTTTTTACAAATATATGAAATGATAACGGTTAAAAAAAATTATTCAAGGTATTTTCGGAAAAGAAATTATTATAATGCCACTGGATATTTAATATCCCATATTTCGCATTTTAACCATACTGTATTGATCCATACAATATATTGAAGGTGTTATGCTGATATAGTGGGTAGGATCGCTTATAAGCGACTATAAGCTGTATTAATGTAATACTTATAAAGTTACCTCTGGTGCTTTCCCTTCCTCACCTTCAGCTGGAGCAGCTTCACCTTCAGCACCTTCAGCTTTAGGAGCTTCTTTTGCCTCTTTTTTCTTGTAAGATTCGTTAGCTGCTAATTGGTCTGGAGTTAATCCAAGATATCTTTGTATAAGGTAATCATTATCAAAATATGCTTTTTCCTCTTCACCAGCTTTAACCTTAAGCTCTCCTAGGCCTTTAATGAATTCACTTCTTTTAGAAAAATTGGTTAGTTGAACCATCTCTTCGAATTCGCTCTCCCTATGAAAATCTAAGCCAAGATTTGTTTTAAAGCTTCTATCTCTAGATAGTTCAGGAAAATCTAAACACATCTGAATGTATAAAGGTTTTACCAGTATCTCCTGGAATATTGACCTTAATCTTCTTAGGAATTTCTCAAATCTTATTTCATCTCTTTCCAATTGATCTATGCCTGTCTGATAATTAACAGGTCCAGAAGCTCTAGAAGCAAACCTAGCATAAGGTATCTTTGAATCCATTTTAAGCTTGTTATAGAAATAAAGAACATTATCCATAACGTTGAAATCAGGTCCGCTTGGATTAAGAGACTCGATTTGAGGGGATTGCCCATTCTGTTCAGGAAATAGGTAGTTTTTATAAAACTGAACCTTAGGCCTCCCATTAACTGTTAATTCCCCTGATGCGTCATTAATTGCAATATCTTCCTTATAGTTTGACATTAGCTGTCCTAAAGTTTGCATAGCCTTTTGTGGAGATTGACTTCCCGTGGGTATGATAAATTTAAGTCTATATGAAGCATTCATAACATTCCAGATTATCCTGGAATTTTCCATGATTCTAAGTATGTTATACGATCTAACTAATCTCTCGATATAGCTAACCCTAGATACGCTGTTTCCTTTAGCATAAGAAATATAGACGATCTGCTCATTTGTAAGCTTTCTAGTCATCTGCGGATTCTTAGGGTATTGAATCCAGAATTGCTGATATTCGTTTTCCCCAATTTTTTCAACCGCTGGCTGAAGTGAAGAAGCATCCAATTCTTTGAACCCTATTATCTCCTTACCCTTGTTATCGTAGATAATCTCAAAAGCAAGAAATCCATCGATTAGGAATTGTTTAAAATACTGCCATCCTAGTATGGAATTCTGAAAGCCAAAAACATTATAAATCCTGTTATAATGATCAGCTATCTTATCCTTTACCTTTTCCTTAATATCTAGATTAACGAAAGAAGGATTAGCAAAATAATTTCTATCGTCGTATGTGATAGATTCGTCTGTAATAGTATCAAGTATAAATTCAATTTCTCCATTTAGTGAAAATTTTCTTAAGAAGTTTCTTTTTTCTATATAATCCTTATCAAAATAAGCAATATATTTTCTTACCTTAGTATCCTGATAGGAAGCTGTCCAATAGAAAGCATCATCCTGAGTAAACCCAGTTCCTTGCTGAGAGAAAGCTCCTTCAGTTTTACCTATAGCCTGAGAGTTTCTAACGACCATATCGTCATACTGCATACCAAACTTGGAAACCTTCCCGAGGTTCCTTATTATGTTGCCTAGAGCTGACTCGTTAGGTCTTAAAAAATCTAAAAATCCTGCCATTTCTTATTTTTATAATGTTACCTCTGGTGCTTTTTCTTCCCCTTCTTCACCCTTCTCTCCGCCTTCTTTCTTCTCCGCCTTTTTCTTTTCCTTCTCTTTTCTCTCCATGGCTTCCTTGTTTGCAATGATATCTTGTCTAGACATACCAAGGAATGTTTCAATAAGAAATGCAGTAGAGAAATATGGTTTTTCTTCGTCCCCAACTAATCCAGACATAGCAGTAACAGATTCTTTTCTTTTGTTTATCACGTCCATTTCTTGATTGATCTTAAATGGATTATCAGAAAAATAGTCAAGCCCTAATTGACTTTTAAACATGAAGTCTTTTTCCAAATGAGTATATTTCTTAGCCATTTGAATCCAAAGTGGCTTAGTTAATATCTCCTGGAATATTGATCTTAATCTTTCAACAAATTTAGAAAATTTTATTTCCTCTTTGTCTAATCCTTCTGCACCGTTAGAATACGGGGAAGTGTTACCTCCATCTGGGGTATGAAATCTCGAAGGCGGAACTTTAGATTCTTGTACAAATTTATCAAAGAAATACGATAGAGGAGCAGGGTCATTCAGGTTAGGACCTTCAGTATTGACAGGTTCAATAGTAGGTGTCCCATTAACTCCGGAAGGCATTAGATAGTTCTTATAGAACTGTATCTTAGGTTTACCGTCTACTAATAATTCTCCACTATCATCATTTAGCTGAATGTCCTCCTTATAGATGCTCATTAGTTCTCCTAATGTTTGCATACCTTTTTGAGGTGATTTAGTACCAATAGGAACTGTCATTTTTAATCTGAATGACGAATTCATTACTGACCATATAATTCTAGTGTATTCAATAATTCTTAGAATATTATAAGGTCTGATCAATCTCTCGATGTAGCTTACTCTAGATATTGAATTTCCTTTAGCATATGAGATATAAATTATCTGCGGATCGTAAAGTACTCTTCTTCTTTTAGGATCCTGCGGAAATTGTGTCCAAGTATTAATAAAGGTGCCATCTATTTGTTTCTCCACAGACGGAACAAGAGTAACCGAATCCAATTCTTTAAATCCTACAATATATTTACCGTCATTATCATAAATTATCTCAAAGCATAAAAACCCATCAACTAAAAACTGTCTGAAATATTGCCAGCCAGTTATATCGTCACTGAATCCCCATATATCATAAAGCTTTTTGTAATTCTCATATAAGTCATCTTTAAGCTTCTCGTTGATGTTTGTTATATCAATAAAGTCTGGGTATGCAAAAAAGTTAGCAGGATCATAAGATATAGCCTCGTCACATATCGTATCAAGGACCCATTCTATTTCTGGGTTAAGTGAAAACTTTCTCAGATAATCTCTTTTTCCCTTATAGTCCTTGTCAAAGTAAGAAATGAATTGTCTTGTAGTGATATCTTGCTTTGCTAACGTCCAAAGCATGCTTTCGTCTTCTATATTAGCCTTATTCTTATTTAAGAACGCAGCTTCGGTTACACCAACTGCTTGGGAATTTCTAATGACCATGTCATCATACTTCATACCAAAAGTACTTAGCTTTCTCACAGATTCTCTAATCCTCTGTATAACAGGGGATTGGGATGGATCATTATTATCTACAAAACCGGCCATTTAGTATATTTTAGTTATTCTAGTTACGAAACTTAAATTAATTTCGATTGATATTCATTATATATCCCCGCTATATCTAAGCCATCTACTTGGGACTTTCTAAGATATGGCAATTTATACCAATCGTCAAGGTCCAAAATGTGAAGATCCCTGATGAATGATGTCTTAAATCCAAAAACTGCAGACTCATAACCTGTACCAAGAAGCATTTTTTTAAGGTTCTCCTTTGTTAAAGGTAATGGGGTTATTGCTCCACCTTTTGTGTAATGATTCTGATTTTTTTCTATTATACTAGTGAAGTTATTATAGATATTGTCTAAGATTTTTATTCTATATTCAGGTGGGGTTACTATTAGATCTATACCTGAAAGTATAACACCATTTTCTTTTGTCTTATAAGAATCTGTGCATAACACTATGGGATTCCTATCAATAAACTTTCTTTTGTCCGTGATTTTACTATCAGTTGGATAGGGGAAAGAATATATTTCACCAGGAATGAATGGTGGCGAGAATTTCTTTTCAGAGTCACCATCTTTGAAATACTTCTTGGTAAATATATAGTCAGTATTTTTTACAAGATCTGTAACACTACTGAATTTTTTTTTATATTCTAATACTAATTCTGAATAGGTCATTTACTTTTGAATAAGAATTTTTCATCAACCACGCCGAATCTAAATCCTCTTTTTTCTGCCCACTCCTTTGCTGCTTTGAATTTTGCCTGATTGGTTATCCATACCTGCATGCTATGGTTATATGACTTTAACTTAGCAAGGGTCATACTTCCTTCGTATATGGGTTTTTGAGTTTGTCTTTCTGGCTTTATTTCAATAATCCATTCCTGTTCCTCCCCAGATTCTTTAAGCACCTTTATATAGAAATCTACATTATAATCATGATCTTTTTTATCCATAGGATTAAAATACTTAATTGCAATTGGTTCAGAACTCCATTTTAATATAGAATCGTTAGTATCACAATAGACACAAAAACGGGATTCCCAGGAAGATCTGTATATTATATTGTGGATATCTCCAATATACTTTTCTGGCTTAGATGGTTGAAATTTTCCAGATCTATAATCGCCATTAGGTTTTACCTTCTTTATATCAGTCATGAAGATTTGGATTAAACGTTATATGAGTTATCGTCGCCAGTTATATAACTGAATGGTATCATCTTAGGACTCTTTGGTGGATGTAACTTTTTCCAACCTTTTGCAAATCCATTCTTAGCTATTTGGGTAAAGTAAGCAAATGGGTTATTAGATTTTTCTGGATTAAATCTGTCCCAATATTTACAAAGATCTTCCATAGCAAATGCCATGCAATCTTCTTTATCCTCAGGATCTTTATAAGCCATTTTTTTGGATATACCATTTATCATCATGTTAAACATCCTTATAGTTTCAGGTGTTAGCTTACCTAATTTTTTTGATTCTATAACAGCGACAATAAGTTCACTATTTTTAACATATTCTTTTGTCATTAGTTCTTATATTTTTTTAAGGTTTGTGTACTTCTTTCTAGTAGAAAAAAGATAAATTATTTCAAAAAAAAGAGAACGTAGGTTATCTACGTTCTCCATTGGTTTTTAATATTATTTAGAATCTTCCTTAGTATCCTCTTCCTCTTCTTGTTCCTCCTGTTCTTTACCAGTTGGTGCTTTACTTAGCTTACCTACTGAGGAATCTACGAATTCTTTCCCTGGAGCATTTTGATTTTCTGCTTTAGGAGCGAAATAGAAGTTACGGCTTAGTTTTTTTTTAAATCGTCAGATTCGTCTAGGTTATATCCAATTTCGTCATTTACCTCGAAATCAATATCGCCTTCTTTTCCAGGAGCTTCTGCCAAATTCATGAATTTATCTAAAGATGTTACGTGCTTTGTCTCTTTAGCATTCTTACCTGATTCTGGAGCTTCTGCCATATCGCCTTCTGCTTCTGCACCTTCTCTAATGTTGTATCCTATTTCTTTATTCTTACCGTCTGCATCTTCACCTTTAAAATCAGTTTTATCTTTAGTTTCTGGTGCTTTGTCATCTAAAAGATCTTCACCTTCAACTTTAGCTTTTTCTTTCTTATTGTTACCTGGTGCTTTTGCCATTGCATCTGCTTTAGCTTTAGCCTCATTTACAGTTATATTGTAACCGTGCATGTGATCTAATTCCATTTCGATCTCGACACCTTCACCTTTAGGTGCCTTAGTAAATCCGTGTCCATCTGCAAATGTTTTCAATAAAGCTTTTTGCTCTTCTTCGCTTAGTGCAGATTTATTTAGATTTCTTGAAATCTCATTAGATTCTTTAACGTCTCCGCCTTCTTCTTCACCTTTAGCATCGTTATTTTTTTCAGCTGCTTGACTTAATGCTTCTTCTAGATCAGAAATTTCATTAACTAAGAAATCTGATGTTTTACCAGTGTCTAAAAGAATAGTGAATCTACCAGATGAACCGTCTACGGATATGATCTTTCCTGTTTCTCCTGATTCTTTAACTTTAATATAATCTCCAATGTTAAATTTTTCATCTTCGGATAGAGTTTCAACCTCAGGAGTGCTTTCAACTTTGTCTAATTCGATATTGATTTGATTCCATTTTTCTCTCAATACTGAAAGTTCGTTATTAAGTAAAGAATGTGCAGATTTCATTTCTTTCGAAGCTGCATATAATGGATTGTTTTCCATTAAGCTCTCAACTTTATTGATTTGCTCTTCTACTCTAGAAATGTTTTCTAATACTTTAGTTCTGTCATTGATCATGATAGACTTAAGTTTTTGTTCTCCGTCTAAGAATTCGGTTAATCCCTCAGAGATATCATATCTTAGGTAATCCTTAACCATTTTAACAGCTTGAGATCCATTTACTTTATAGATTGAATTCTCTCTCATTCCCTCATTAATTCTTTGAAGGTAAATTTCATTGTTCCATTTAATAAGATTAATTGCTACGCCTTCGTAAATGTTGGAAGTTATATTTTTAGCAAAATCTAATTCAACGATATTAGAGAAGTTTACATAAAGATTAAGTATGTCGTTAACTACCTGGGATTCATTAACAGCAAAGTGAGATGCTGATTCTAATCCTAATACTTTACCTAATTCACCAACGCTTCTAAAGTTTAATTTTGATTTACCTAAGTAAACAGATACACTTTCGTTTTCTTCTACTAAGCTAACGTATTTTTTACCTAATTGGATTAGAATACCATTTTCGTTAATCCTAACATAAGATCTAACTGATGCGTTTACCAATCCGATATAATCAGATGGAACTGAACCGATTTCTTTTGTACTTAATTTTCTAAAAAATTCTCCCTGAGCTTCAAATAAGCTGTTACCTATTGCAAAGATAGTCTTGTCGCCTTCAATTAAGATTGGTGAGTAAATTCTGCCTACTTTTGATTCCCCTTGAGCATTAACAGGGATTTCCAATTTTCTAGAATTAGCTGATTCATTAACATTTAAGTAATTGATTAAATTTCTAACAACCGGATTGAAAGACCATTTAGTAATTTCTTTAGATAATAATCCAGAAGATTTACCTTCAGAAATTAACCAGTTGTTTAATGATTCGCTAAGCTCTGAATAGAAGCTATTATTGCCACTTTGTTTGATTGATTCTAAAACTTTAGAAACCTCTATTTCTCTAGAGAATTTAGATGATTTCTCTTTTAATCCCTCGATCAAAGGTAAAACTGTAACGTCCCATTTGAATGATTCCAATTCAGCAATAAAGTTATCGATTACTGCAAATTCAGGTACGCTCTTATTTACAATAATATTTTCATATTGCTCGCAAACAATTTTAACTTTAGGGTATTCGTAGATGGAAAGTCCTTTTAGCTTGTTAATCGATTCTAAAACTCCTAGATTCTTTAATCCCTGAGCATCAACAAAAGATTTAGCACTATCGTCATTAGAAGCTAAATTATTTAAGCTCTCTAATAATGAATTGCTAGTATCTTCTTTCTTTTCGTTATCTAAATAGGAACCGGAATTATTTAAAGACGGGTTAGCTTTTAGTCCTCCCCATGATTCCATCAGAGATGATGCTGCTTTTTTAGAAGCCTCCATCTGTTCGCTTTTTATTGATTCCCAGTGATTTTTTAATTCTGGGGTTGCTTCTACATTTGAAGCTTGCTCGTTAAGAGCAGCAAGAACTTGGTTTTCACTCATTTCAGATGATCCATTAAGATAGCTTTCGCATATCTGTCTAACCTCTGGCGATTTTGTTAGTTCTTTCAGTTTTTTAACTTGGTTTATAAAATCCATGGTCTTTTGTTTTTTTAATCTTTTTATATATCCACGTTATGGACAGAAACTTTTTACTATATATTTAAACTATGTAGCATTTTATCACTTACAGACTAAGATTTCTAATTTAATATCTATGTCCGAATGGGTATTACAGAAAACTATGCCTCCTAGATTTGAGTATACTCCAGGCTTAGATAAAAGCCACCCTTCGTATATCGAATCTGTAGCAGATATTCTTTTACCTGAAAGCACCATTAATTCACCCATATAATATGTATCTCCTAAATAAGTCCATTCGAGATATTTCCTTGACTCTACTGTAGTTGATGGAAATATAGCTTTTACCCCTAAGAAAGAAACGTATCCAAGATCGTCTCCTATATCTGTTTGCTGAAGAAGGAAACATTTTCCTGCTTTTAAGGTAACCCTGCTTTTACTAAAAGATACGGTTTCTTCTAAGAGATCCTTCATATCTAGATAAATTGGTAGCTTCGTGCTATTTCCCTCGTCTAATACAAGGCTGCCTCTGTAGAATCTGAATCCAGTTCCTTCGTCATATGGGCATATTATTGGTTTAGTTGCCATTTTATTAGTTAGCTGTTATTATAGTCAATTTAACCGTCTTTGACGTTGGGTTAGTAAAAGATAGCCCACCATTTCCAATATTGGCTGGTCCTGTGTGTCCGTATGTAGAAAATGGATCTAAATCCCAGCCTTTCCAATGAAGATCTTTTTTTATGGCTCCAGTTAGAACCATAAATTTACCCATTATATTTCTAGGGTTTCCCTTATAATCCCAAAATAGAATTCTTTCATCTACTTTGGATTCTGGTAGATAATATGCTCTAGCTACTATCATTGATGCTTCACCTAAAGTTCCTTCAAAAGAACCTGGATCTATGTTAACAGAGTTTAAAGGTCCTATTGTAAAAGTTTGTTTTTGAAAATCTGAAAAATCTTGAAGTGGATGGAAAAAATATGCAACGTCAAGATAATCCAGGGTATCAGCCTTTTGCGTAACCACCAATGATTCTTTTATAAATCTAAGCTCTGGTTTTTCGTTAAATTCTCTAAATGTAGCTTCTATCCTAGATAAAGAATCCCTATTAATAGCTATATTAGTGTAGACAGTATCAAATCCACCGGTTGTTCCCGACATCGGGTTTAATGGGTATCCTGCAGATCCACCAGCTATTTGATCTCCCCCGTCGGAAAGAGCCGATCCTCCGTCAAAGTTATATGATGATATGTCTTGATCTGCCACCTTTAAATTAATTTATTTTTGTTGGATCCACCTCAACTGTTGTGTTATATCTTCCGATATTTAATGGTTCTATAGATTCGCCATTAATAACATTAGGGTTCTGTATAATTTCAATATTATCAGTTGGCGTAAACAAATCTGATTCTCCAGATTCAATCTCATTTGAATCCCCGCCATCAACAACATCTTCAACCTTTTCTTCTAGTTCATCTATCTTTTCTTCTAGTTCACCTATTCTTTCTTCTATTATCTCCTCAGGGTTAGAATCTACGATATCATCAGAGGGTTTTATATAATCAACTAGTGATTTTATAAATCCTAGAGCAACAATAGGTAGAATTGCCCCGCTAACTATTGAAAGGACTCTTTTTTGATATATTAGGTCCTCTTCAGTTAGCCCGAATAATTCTATCCAACCCTGAAAATTAACCAGATGCGTGTATGCGTAATAGGTGTTACCCATAGCCTGCATAAGAGTTAATAATATAAAAAGACCCCAAACTATACCCTTATTCATCTTTTCTAGGGTAACCAGGGAAGCAAGTGAAGCTGCAGCACCAATCTCGAAAGCCATTGCTAAACTTATAGCTAACCAATCTGGATTGGATAGCTTAAAGAAGTCTATTACGTGTATTGCCGAGATTACTGAAACAAGTAAGTACAGGGTAACAAATGTACTTATTATGAAATAGCTCGTTGTTTTCCTTCCCATTATTTAGATGTTTCAAGTTTTTTAATTTCAAGATCAATTTCAGATTGGCGATTAACATCCATGATCTTTCTGTCTGTGGATTGGATCATTCTTTTTTCTGATTTTAGGCCTTCAATCTCAATGATCTTATTTAGCTCGTTTTTAGTGCAAAATGAATCCATATAAGAGCTTTGGATTTTAGAATTTTTTTCTAGTCTATCTAGGTCTCTATTAACTCCACATTGTCTCAATAGGATGATAAGGGTTAAGAATAGGATGATAGCCCAAGAATAACTTTTAATTTTTTCTATCGTTTTCATATAGCTGTTTTTTATTTCTTTATATATATCTATACTAAAATGCAACAAAAAACCGATCCTTAAAAAGAACCGGTTTTATAGAGTATTTGATATGCTAATTAATTATCCTAAAGAAACCCCTTGCATAGCAGCACCTAGTTGTTTTTCTAGGTCTTTTATTTCCGATACGTCTTTTTTAGCATCGCTTAAAGCCTGATCGAATGGTTTGTATAATTCAATAAATGTTTCAGCGCTTTTAAGTCCTTTGCCTCTACCTTTAGATATAAAGTAGTGGCTTGCTTCTAGGGGTAAAGCAGACATATAAATAACCTGGTTCTTTACTCCCTCTTTTTTAATTTTTTGGATTTGCCTACTTACTTCCTTAACACCTAAAGCTTCAGTAGAATTCCACTCAGCATCATTGGTCATGAAATCCTCGTATTTAGATAAAAGTTCTTGGCTAAATGTTATTGCGTAAACTTTAGTTTTAATTTCTTCCTTTCTAGATCTGATTTGGGATTCTAAAGACTCAACAAGATCCTTATCAATAGAAAGACCGCTTTCTTGATTTAAAGTATCGAAGTCAATCGAAGCAGATGCTCCAGGCCCATTTTGAAGTTCTAATGTAGTTTCTTCTAATTTTTGCTTTTCCATATTCTTTTTTATTTATTTATATTTTAGTTGTTTTTGTGTGATTGTTTCCTAATCAATAGAAAAAATATCAAAATCTACCCTATTATTATTAAGATATGCTCTAAGCGGCTCCCTTAAATCTTTTGTTCTATATATTTTTGCAGGCCCTTCTGGACCAATGTGACAAAGAAATCCATCATGAGTCTCTATATTTGCTTCCTCCTCTAATATCAATCTATAAAGGCTGATCTGAATGGAGTATTCATTATGATTATTTTCATACAGATGCGAGAAAGGTCTGAGCAATTTTTTATACCTACCTTTTGGATGTTCATCATGTTTAAAATCACCATTTGTCTTCCAATCACCAATTAGTAAAAATGGCTTATTGTGCTCTTCTGACCAAAAAAGAAATGGTTGATCTATAGTTCCTGCTAATCTCCATCTTCTAGAAAATATTTTTAACTCAGATTTGAGTGGTAGTAAAACGCTTAGTCTTTTATCGTGGATTTCAGTGAATTTTTCAATCCTTTCTTTTAATATTTCATCATCAGGAATAATTGGTGCTTTACCACTCCAGAAGTCCTCTATCCATTTATGGACTCTAGTACCCAAGCTATTAGCTACATCAGCCTTACCCTGCCATTCATTAAGGACTACTGAAACATCAACACCTCTTTCGTCTGCCTTTCTCTTAGACCAATATTCTCTGTCGAAAGGAACTTTAAATGTTTTAATAAATGTTGTTACTGAATCAAATTTTAAAGAGTTATATCGATATACGTGAGAAGGTTCCTCGAATGTAAACCCTTCATTATCAAATATTTCTAGCTTTTTTTCTATTTCTTTTTTAGCACTTATCAGTCTAGAATCCATAAAAATAATTAATTATGTAATTTGCATTTGCTATAATAAATGCAAATAAAAAAATTTCTAGGACAAATCTAAATATCCACATCCAGCTCAATTCTCTAAAAACGTATTGATAAACTACCAGATAAGACTCATCGTTAGTTCCCTTAATCGGTTCTATCCATAGTGTTATTAGTTCCTCTATGTTGATAGACTTAAAGTATTCGTTTATGGGCTTTATCTCGTTCATAACAAAAGAAGGCCTTGCTTCTTTTGGCAGATCTGCAGAAAACAGAACCTCTGGTGGTAGATTTACCACAGTATAAATTCGACCGAACCAATCTATTCTCATCCCTTTCCTAGTCCATATAGGAGAATTATCCAACTCTTTTTTTGTGATCTTAAGATAATCCCGATATACTTTGATATCGTTATAAACTTTAAAAAATTTTAATATAGCTAGCCACATATTTTTTTCTTTATGTTTTATATGGGGATTACCCATTAATGTTTCTTTCCATCTTTTTTTTAATCCTACACCTTGCTCTTCTTATTCGAGTAGCGATAGATCTTTTTTTAATTCCATACTTTTCTGCGATGTCTTTGTATTTCATACCGTTAATCTCTCTATCAATCATAATATCTCTATAGGTATCAGGTAACGATCTTATTTCATCTAAAACTGACTCATAAACAGAGTCGATGTTATTTTCATCGCTAAAGAAACTGTATGCAGGATCATCCTCGATAGTATAAAATCCTTCTATATCTCTTATTGTGTTTTTAGAGGAAAGGTAC